CGCAGGGTTTTTCATGATGTGCCTCTTACTTTTCTAACAAAATCAATGGTGTTTTCTTGCACTGCGCCGAACTGCTCAACATCTGCATCAACCATATCGAGCGCCAGTGTCATAACTGCTAACTGGCCTACTAAGTCTGCTGGTTGCTGTATCTCTACCGTTCCTAAACTCATGCCGCTCTCCTTTTTTACGATTTAACGATTTTACGAATTCGTTAAAAAGAATCATAATTCATTAATTTAATGAATTCAAGTCATTTTATGAAAAATCGTTAAAAAAAATAAAATCGTAAAATATCTATGTGGTGGCAGGTAGTAACCTCCTGCTTGCTTATTTTTCTCAGTGGCATTGCGCACATAGCACGCAATGCGCACTTGCCGAAGCTCTCGTAGTCCGTCTTGCCTTCGTAGGGCAGTCACGAAAATTACTTGTGTGTGGCGACTCTTAACGCGAGTCATTCGCAAATCACTTACGCCTCTTGATCCTCTGCATTCCCAATCATTTTTTGACCCATGCCGACAATGCGCCCAAAGTTATGACCAGCTTGCTGCGCTTGAATTGTCATTTTTGCGGCGTTAATTTCAGTCTGAATAGAATCATTTAAAACCTTCATCCCCGCGAAAATTGCCATGCTTCTTCCAATTTCTATGTCGCCCGATCTAAGATCGCTAATCGTGTTTAAAATCACTCTTCTGGCATCGCCAAAGGTCGATATTTGATTGATTGGCAATGTCATTTTTTAAACCCCTATTTGTTGTGTTTTATTTTTTATTTCCCGCTTTAATTCTCTAAGCATCTTTGTAATTATTTTTCTCTCCGCATCCATTTTTCCAAGCCTGGAATGAAGTATTGAGCACTTCACACAAAAGCTATTATTAGAATTGTTTTCGTAGTTCATCAAAGTAACTGCGCCGCATAAACATCGCTCATCCCCGGTGCAATCGTGATTTGCATACAACTCTCTTGTTCTCCACCATGATGGATAAACTCCGACCTTTGTGAATCTCCTACGCTCTTCAGCGGCTTCTCTTACCGCAATATCCATATAAAAACATTGCTCACAGCAACTATGAATAGTGCAAATTTTTTTATTCGTTTTACCTGTAATTTCAGGAAAACCAAATGCAACCCGCTCCCCTTCAAAGAACCGAATCTGACAGCCATAGCAGCATTTGCTACTCTCTTTCTCAATGGCGTAACTAATTCTATTCATTTCATCACCACCAAAAATCCACAATATTTTTTCAGCCTCGCCACCATAAAGCGGTTATCGGAAATGACGACTTACATAAACTGCGTAGCTAACACGCAGCACGAAGCTGAAAAAATATTGCTACTGAAGTTAATCAATATGTTTCCGGCCTTGATTCCCATAAAGCAGGGTGCATCAGAGAAAGGAACCACTTGAAATCAAGCAAATAACTGCGGGGCTAATGCGCAGCTCAAAGCCGGAAACATATTGACTACTTAATTTCAATCTCTTAATCGGCTCTAGCCCATAAAGCAGGGTTTTATTTCCGCCATAGCATCCAATTTAAGGAAGTATTTATTGCCACCAGTCGCTAACACTTAGCAGCATAGAGCCGATTAAGAATTGAAATCTAAGCTGCCATTCGCATTTCATCGCGGCGAGATTCGTACAGAGATTCAAGTGCATCCTGTCGCTTCTCTGCCTCGACTTGCTCCCAGGTTGGAAGCATGTTGTCCATGTAAATTTGAAGCGCCTTAATGCGTTCATCGTCAACAACTGACGTAATATCTAAACGTGTTCCTGTTAGCGCGATTGCGTGAGCTTCATAGCCATCGATACTAAAATCACCGTATACATCGACTTCTAAATCGCCAAATGGCAATTCAGTTGCGATAGGTTCTTTGTAGGCTTTGTTGATTTGCGGCTGCATTGTTTTCATGATGATTCCTCCGTTTGATGCGTCCATTATTATCCATAATTGGGTAAAAGAAAACCGATATTTGGATAATTAAGAATAAATCTTTAGATAAGTTAGTTATGATTCGAACTTTTTTTTCGGAAATTTTGCATAATAATTAGTTATTGACTATTAAAAATGCAAGTTGTGCTATATTGCAACTTTAATTACTGAGGATATTCATCAATGAAAAATGCTTCTTCTATTAAAGTGGTCTTATTGCTCGCTAGTGCTGCGGCAATCTTGGGCGGCTGCGCTGCCAATTCCGGCGTGATATCAATGGGCAAAGATGCTTACTTTATTAGTCGCCAGGCGGCTACGGGTTTTTCCGGCGCGGGAACTTTGAAGGCTGAAACATTAACTGAGGCCGGGGCGTTCTGCGGTGGCAAGGGAAAGGAAGTTGAAGTAGTGCAGTTGACTGAGGCGCAACCGCCTTTTATTTTGGGAAATTATCCAAAAGCTGATTTGCAATTTAGATGCAGGTAGGTTGATCGCTGTGACTGCTGGCGCATATCTCGCAGCGTACCGCCAGCAGTTTTAGTCTTAAATTCTCTTGAATCGGTTGACTAGTTGCGCTGTGAATGCCAGGCTAGCGGCTGATGCTGCACCTTCTTTTCGTATGCAAATTGCAAAATCCCGCTCTTCGAATTGATAATCCAAGTTGATAATTTTAAGTCGGTGATTTTTTTCAAATCGCCTAGCGAGACTTTCGGCAACAATCGCAATGCCGATATCAGTTTGCGCAACGATGTTCATCTGCGTCTCAAAACTACTGACTGTCATTTTGTAATTCAGAATAACCCCAAGCGATTTCGCCAGCGCATCAAGATAGTCTTTGATTGGCTTCGATCCGATGCCAATCAGAGGGTGTTTCAGTGCGTCCTTGAGCCTGACTGACTTGAGCTGCGATAGCGCGTGACTTGGTTGCGCTACGATGCAAAAACGATCCTGCTTGTAAGGGATGAATTGAAGCCCTGGCACATCAAAGCTGCCTACAATGATTCCGGCATCGATATCACTAGATAAAACGCTTTGTATTATTTCTTTAGTTGTCCCTTCTAGCAAGTTGGGCTTGAACTTTGGATTGATCATAATCATTTTTTCAAGTACTTCCATCAAGTCACTAATGGCAATGCTTGGGTTCACCATAACCCGAAAAGAATCATAGTCATGCCGCAAATTCTCCAAATTAGCTTTAAGGATGGCATATTCACTAAGAATCTTTTTCGCACTCTCTAGAAAAACTAGGCCAGCTTTGGTGAGCTGGGGTTTCCGCTGACGATGAACCAGCACTTGATCCAAATGATTATCTAATTTTGTAAGGCGCTGGTTTACAGCCGACCCGGTGATTCCAACCCGCTTTGCTGCCGCTTCCAAACTATCCGACTCTGCTATAGCTTGGATTAGCTGATAGTCAAGCATATCCATTACTTACAAACCTAGTGCATCCAAGCGCGGTAGTTTGGAGTACAAGATGCCATGTAGCAATGGTATTTGATAAAGTTCTGAAGCAATACTTAACATAGATTAAGCTTTACTTCAGCACATTTCTAAAGAAATGGTATAAATTATTGCCTTAATTTAACTTTGTTAAAAAATGTAATATTGATTTACTTGGCTTTAGGATACCGATGCGATTAGTAAAATTTATGGACGAATCCCAATTTTGGGCGCTCAAACACATGGACATGATCGTTTTGACTACAGAGCAAATCAACGTGCTCAATGCATACTCTGGAATGACGGAAAGACAGAAAAACTTCATTTTTGGTCAAATGAGTAGAATGTCGTATAACAATGAATGTGAGCTAATTTACGCTGATTTCGGAAAGGATGAGGCAAAAGCAACTATGAAGGCTGAGAATGAAGTGCTTCCTCTGCGGCGAGTAAAATAAGTGCTTTAGATTCTTCGTTGCACTCTCTAAATAACGTGAGTAATCTAGCCTCACGCAGATCAATGTAGGATAGGATTTTGGTGTCTAGATGTCTTTGTTGGTTGCCAGTCAATAAATAGTCCACAGTGACTTTGCAGCTACGGGCGAGTTTTTGCAGAGCGAAGGCATCAATTGAACCTTTGTTCTGTAAAATTCTACTAATCATGCTCTGAGATACGCCACTATGTTCTGATAGCGCTGTTTGCGTATGAAATCCAGCGAGCTTCATCGCTAAGTCTAAGTTTGCCCCAATATCCATAATGGGATTATGAGGGCAGTCCTTTGTTTTGTAATCCGTCTATGCGAATATAATAGAAGTTATGCAAATTCGCATATCATCGACTCTTTTTAACACTGCGCTCCTCGATGATCGTCATAGTAACCGCCTCTTGAGCGCTGATGAGTAGCAATTCTTTAGCTTCTTTATCTGAGTTGCGATAGGCATCTACTAGCGTTTGCTCATCCTCCGATAATTGAGGCTGCAAGCTACTTTGTCTTAATCGGGCTAAATGCAGCTTGTGAAGTTCGTAGGCTTCTAGCGCTGCAATTCGCATTTTTGCCTGCCCATTTCTATCAATATCCCTCATTGCATCAACAACATCATATACATCACTTGATAAGTTGACGCTATCAACTTCCATGTTTTTAGATAGAAGTGCTGCGACAGTTACATTAAATGCACGCGCAATTGCCTCGACGTTATCAATTGAAGTGGCAACAGTGGCCTTTTTAACCCTTTCAACTGTTCCATAACCAAGACCTGACTTCTCCGCCAACTTGACGAGCGTATCCAAATACTCATTTTCCGCCATGAGTTTGGTTAGATTTTCCGCAAGAATTTCAGATAGTTTCATCTTTGTTTTCATAGATGCATATTTTGCCTTAAAAAATATACATATCTCGGTTGTGAAATACCCATTTCTGGATTAAAATCCAAGACGAAGCCCCGCCTTGAATTTAACGGCATTAAAAATAAATCAGTTTCCTACAATCAATATAGTCAAAAAACGGAGAAGCGCAATGAATGAATCAAAATTTAACAAATTAGTTGAAACAAATACGGGAAACGAAAAACCCATATCTGGATTGTCGCCTAGTTGCAAAATTGTCGCCAGAAATAATCATTCATTTTTATCCCGCTTTTTGAGCTTTTTTGGCTTTTCGCAAAATTATGAGGATGCGCATGAGGTCGCTGCCGAACCAGTTAATTCAAAATCAATTTATAAGAAAGAATCGCTGATTGATGGTGTGTCGGAAGAAATAGCATTATTAGCCCAAAACAATCACAGCAGTCTGTTTCGCATTTTCAGCGAACATAGTCTTGACTACATTGCCGCCAGATTGAATATACCTCGCTCTTGCGTTGATCGCATTCGTAACGGCACTGAATTGGGGCGCATGGCGGCACTCTTGGCCTCTGTTGGCTATACGGTCGTCGGCAAGAATCAAGCAGTCTATGACGTTGAGTACGTCAAGGCGCTGGAAGTTTTGGCGCACAAAAATTTAAGCAGTATCAACAAGGCTCAATCCTAATCGGGTTGGGCTTTTTTATTTTAAAAACGAAGGGTAAGAAGATGACTCACACAAAAAAACAAACTGGCTCAGGCGCAAAGTTAATCGAATTTTTAATTACGCAATTCAAACGCAAAAACGATGCGCATATCTCGCGTGATTTGATGGTTGCGCCGCCAGTCATTAGCAAAATTCGTAATGGTCACTTGCCTATTGGCGACTCTTTTGTTTTGGCGATCCATGAGCGCTATGGCGTAGATGTAAAAACCATTCGTGATCAAGCTGGCGTACCCAACAAATTCGGCAAAGCTAACGATTAATTAAGGCGTACTGGATGCGAATGCCTGAAACTAATTCTCGCTGCATGCGCATATTGCAGGCGTTACGCCGACGACCAATGACCTTGGATCAAGGTATTGAAATGCACGGCAATTTCACCAGTAAGCGATTGCCGGAAGGTGTGGAGCGGGAAAAGGTTTTAGAGTTGTACTGTGATTTAGTAGATCGTGGTTGCATCGTCAAAGAAGGCATTGTTTACCGATTGACCTTGGCTTGTAAAAACAAGCTGGATAAATTGGATTTGAAATGCAAGCCGGACTTAGGTGGAATAGCGCAGCCCATACCAAGACATGAACGGGCTTGGACTAAAGAGTTAGATGTAAGCCGGTTTTTTAGGAAGGCAATTAGCTTGTGATGCGCCGTAGTGAATTGAAACGCACTGCATTTAAGGCTAAACCAGGTGCGACGTGGAAGACTCGGAAGCCCATGAAGAAGTCTAGGCCAAAGAGTTCAGCGATTCGCAAGGCGGCACGTATGCAGGCTTGCACATTGCGGTATCCAGTTTGTAACCGCGATCCTGAAACGACAGTCCTATGCCATTCAAACCAGCTTAGTGCCGGGAAGGGAATGGGATTGAAAGCCCCGGACACAGAAGCAGCATTTGGTTGTAGTCGGTGTCACGATTTATTAGATGGACGCATGCCAAGGCCGGACGGCATGACGCAAGAAGATGTTTTGCAAGGTTTTGATCGTGGGCGTGAAATGACGCACGAAATACTTCAAAAGATGAACTTACTGTGAAAGGCTTTTTATGATTAGTCAGATGGAATTTGATGGCATGCAAGCAGCTTACGATAAGGCTGAGCGTGTATCGCCCGGTTGGGGTGAAGTCGCTTTTGAGGCATTTAAAAAAGCGGTTCAGAAAATGACCAAACCTTTCACGATTGAGCAGATTCGCATTGTCTTGCGCTCAGAAGGCATTCAATCACCAACTGATGAACGCGCCTACGGTCAGATTGTGAGACGTGCCAGTAAAGAGAACATCATTATCAAAACCGATAAGACAGCACCAGCGGTATCAAGTCATGGCTCAGGTAAGCCATTATGGATAAAGGCAGAGGATAAGAATGTTTGAGCAAGCATTGACACATAAGGGTGTGGCTTCAGTCGAGCGCATGCACCAGTCAAAAGTAATGAATCTCGTTTTAAAGCGCCGGACTTGTGGCGCACAACTTCCAGATGGCAGTGAATGTAAGACACAGATACGCGATAAAGACAAATTGCGTTGGGGCGGTCGCTGCAAGAATCATAACCCTATACAAACGGCGGTAGCGGCATGAAGGCGATTCGTCATTTCTTCACCCATAGCACGCTTTACATTCTTGAATCTAATACTCGCGGGTTCTCTACCTTGCGTTTATGCGGGAAGTTATCCGCTTGGTATGGAATTCAAATAGGCACGATGGCTTTTATTATTGTTCACAATAAGGAAGCTAATCATGCGTGATTATGGCAAGGTCTATTCAAAGTTTTGGACAAGTGATGACACTCGCGGATTGAGTGATGATGCAAAGATGCTGGCCTTGTATTTACTTACATGCCCACATGCCAACTTGCTTGGTTGCTTCCGATTGCCCTTGAGTTATGCCGCAGAGGATTTGCAATGGAAGGTTGAAAGGGTTTCGAAAGGGTTTAGTGAACTCTCAAGGATAGGTTTCATTTACCGCGATGAAAAGACCTCGTTCCTGATATTGACTCAATACTTGAAGTGGAATGCATTTGAGAACCCCAATGTAGGCAAGCATGCAGCTAAGGCATTAGCATCCATTGCGCCGCCGAAAGAGGTTAAAGCTTTACTGGTAAAGGCTTTGCTTGATTTTGGCAACTTCTTCCCTGAAGAAAAATTAAAAAATTTGGTAGCGGATACAGAAGGCGTTTTAAACCCTTCCGAAACCCTTTCAAGCTCAGTTCGAAACCCAGAACCAGAACCAGAACCAGAGCCAGAACCAGAACCAAATACTCTTGTCGGCCTAAAGCCCGACGACTCGGTTTCGGAAGTCTTTGAGTTTTGGAAGTCTTCAATGAATTCACCAAGATCAATCTTGGATGCAAAACGAAAGACGTTGATCACGAATGCACTGAAGCGATATTCGAAAGACGAAATCTTGGGTGCTATTCGGGGTTGCTTAAATTCCCCTTTCCACATGGGGCATAACGATCAAAAGAAGCCGTACAACGGGCTTGATTTGATTCTTCGCAATGCAGACAAAATCGAAAGTTTCATCAATTTGGATGATGGCATTAAGCGAACTTCAGCGGTGGAAACACCAGAAGAGCGGCGCAAGCGCGTGATTGACGAGGCGAAGAAGTTGCGAGGGGCAAAGCGGGGTGATGACGATGGCAGGACATTTGACATGGAGTAGTGATTGCGATGAGTGAGGATGACGAAGAAAAGCTTTTTGAAATAGTTGCAGACACATACCTTGGGTATGGGAAGGAATCGCCAGGTGCGGCATTTTTGGCGGCGTGGGTTACGGAGTTAGAAGGTGTACCTTTGGAAGTCATTGAGAGAGCGATACGAGATTACAAGGAATCTGATGAGCGCTATCCGCCGAATCCGGTAGTGATTGCCAAAAGATGCAAGCAACTTGATGGCAGGCCGGGCGTTGAAGAGGCATGGGCAATGTCTCTAAAGACCGAAGATGAAACGCAAACGGTAGTCTGGACGGTTGAAATGGCGGCGGCATTTGAGCAGTGCGCACCGATTTTGAAGCAGGGCGATGAAGTTGGCGCTCGTATGGCATTCAAGGAAGCATACAAGCGATTTGTAGATGGTGCTAGATCGATGGGTAGGGCGGTTAAGTGGAGTGTGTTGCCTGGCAGTGATGCAACGATGCTTAAGCGAGTGACAGCAAAGGCGGTTGCTATTGGGCAGATAAGCAATAACGCTGAATACATTGCTTTGGCTCCTGCTGTAATTGACTTGCCAAGGCTGGAATCGAATGCTGGCAGCGTTGAGGTCATTGATCCACGAGCGGAAATTAGTCGCTTGAAAGAAATGCTTAAAGGGCTTGAATCTAGCGAGGTCAAGGCGGCGAAATTTGAGAAGAGAAGATTGGAGCGGGAAAATGCCAATTGATAAGTGTGAGGCGTGCCGGGCAAATAGCGGTCGAATGAATGCAAAGAATTATTGTTGCCAAGTGCGTGAGTTGGCGGATTCGCCAAAGGCAAGAAGAAAGGCAGCGTATGAAGCGCTGTTGAAGTCGGAAGGCAAGGAATCTGTAAATAAGATCATTGCAGATGTGAACGAAGAATTAGGCACTCGCCGGGCGCGGTTAGTGCAGCAGTCAGAAACGCAAAATGAAATCTAACTTTATGAAGGGTAGGGAAATGAATAATCAAATGAAGAAAACCGGAAGTATGACAATTTTGGGTGTATTGACGCTTTTGGGCGTGTTGTGTTTTATGTCGCTGTCGCTAGTCGGTTGCGGCAGTAAAGAACAAAACGTCTCATTTAACACTTTGGAAGAAGCTAAGACAACGGCGCGTGAAAACGGCCTTTTCAATGCGCAACGTTTTCGCCAAGAGAGTCCTAAGTTTCAAGGGTGGTCAATCGTATCGAATGGCGACAGTACACAGATGCCGAATTGCCCTCAGGGGGACGGTTGGGCGACTTTGAAGCTGATTAGTCCTGAGCGTAATACTGAAGTGGCCTTGAAGTGCAGTACGGTATCTGGCGCTACTGGTTGCCTGCCAGATGTCGAGTTCAAACAGAAGCCGTATGCGGCACAAGATGGGCATTGCCAGGATACGAGTGTTGTCCCATTTCCGATTCCTAAAATAAGTAAATAGCATGAGAAAAATTGACATTCCCATCGGGACGACTTTCGGGAACTTGGTTGTAATCTCTGAAGTTGGAGAAGACTCAAAGTATTTATGTAGATGCGTTTGTGGGGCTGAGAAAATAGTCCGCTCAGGCGAACTCAGGTATGGAAAAACACTGTCGTGCGGATGCTTAAGAAAGAAAGTGATTTCTAATTTATTCTCTACGCACGGCCTATCCAAAACGCCAACATACATTATTTGGAAATCCATGAGAAAGCGCTGTCTAAATCCCGGTGTAAATGACGCGATTCATTACCAAGGCGTGACAGTTTGCGAAAGATGGAATTCTTTTGAGAATTTTCTTGCCGATATGGGAGAGCGCCCTGAAGGAATGTCAATTGACCGCATTGATTCAAGTGGAAACTATGAGCCTGGGAATTGTCGATGGGCAAGTAAAAAAACACAAGCAATAAATAGATCAAACACCAGATTCATTACCTTCAAGGGGAGAACTATGTGTATTTCTGATTGGGCAAAGTCGATTGGGATTTCGCGAAAAGGTTTAGTAAGACGCTTAGATGCAGGATGGTCTATTGACGATGCTTTAACTATTAAGAATGGAGAAAAGAAATGCTAGTCATCGACTTTTCTACAGCAGTTGTGACGCATGGCGGCATCTTTCTCGTCGGCCTTGTGTCGGGCATGGTCTTGTTTAACCGATGTGCGAAGTTTATTGATCGACTCTTTAAATAAATGACGACAGACCAGTTACTTTTCTTTGGCGTGGTCTTGTTAATCATCTTGATTGATGAGGCTACCAATAATATGGATGACTTCGATTGACTTTGAAGTTAAGCGAAGAGCAGTTCGCAAAGCTAAAAGCCAAGCTAAATATTGTTGACAAGCCAGTGAGAAAGAAGCCGCAGCAGATCGAGAGCGGCATACAACAGGCTTTTATTAAGTGGGTGCGACAAGCAGCCAAGTTAGATAGCCGCCTGAAGTATCTTTTCTCAGTCCCGAACGGTGGTAAGCGCGGATACAAGACCGCGAAGACGATGAAGGCTGAAGGGCAGCTAGCGGGAGTATGTGACATCTTATTTCCGCTAGTGAATTCGCAGTACAACGGTCTAGCAATTGAGTTCAAAAGGCCGGGCGGTGGCGTAGTGTCGCCGGAGCAAGAAGATTATATGCAGTTCTTAAAAGAGCAACGTTGGCTAGTAGTGATTTTCACCAGCACGCAGGCCGCGATTGAACAAGTTCAGGATTATCTAAAAATAAAAACGGGGTAAGTATGGCTGGAAATAAAAAGAAAAAGGGCAGCACAAAGAAATTTGATGCATGTGAGAAAGTTTTGCGCCGGGTTGTTTCTAATTCTTATGCGCGTGAAAACAAGGTTAAAAAGGCTGAAGCCGAAGAGTGGGCGCGTATTGATCGATTAAATAATACTAAGCTTGGCGATCCAGAAAACGCAGAGAAGCTAGATTCGACATTCAAGCCGATGGTGGATTGGTTAAATCAAGTGGTGCTGACAGGTGAGCGAGAAGAGTTGCCGAGTGGCGTAGCGATCTTGCGAACACCAAACCATGTAGGGGGAGTAGCGTGGTTTGATCTTTGTAAGGCATTTGAAAGCGTTTCGGATACTTTCGAGTTGATAGCTATGTCGCAGAAAATCAAGGATGAAGGATTGGGATTGCGGCAAGTGGCTAACAAGGTTCGATTGGATATGCTGCTATTTCAGTCTGATATTGATTTGGCTCTAGCTTCAATAAGCTGGATGCGCAAGTTAGCAGCAGGATATACGCCAGAGGAAATCGGGGAGTTCAACAGGACTATTGAAGTGCGAGAACATTTTAGAAAATTAGGAGTTGCAGCATGAAAACCGAAGAAGCGCAATGCGATTGCCAAGCATGCAGAGAAGAAGCGGCGCTAGAAAACTTTACCGAATCGGTAAATAAATTATTCTTGGATTTAGATATTAAATTGCACGAATCAAAAGTTGTGGCATTGATTGATGTGATGGCAAGTCTTGGCGCGACGGTGCAAGTGGCTCATGGTGATGATGGCGAGACCATTATGCCGCCTAAATTTATGATTGATACAAGCAGTATGGGCGCTGCATTAGTATCGACAAGTCTCCACTAAGATTAGATTATGGTATATACTTCCATTGTTATTAATGGGGGTGTATATGGAACAAGTACCAAAGCGGGGCGGAGTTCGACCAGGTGCGGGAGCGCCAAAGAAGAACCCGCTCTTAAAGAAAGTTCAGAAGGGCATTAAATTGCCCCAATGGATAATTGATTGGTTTGGTGAGCAGCCGGAGAGTGCGGCTGCCATTATTGAGAATGCGCTTATCAAGGTGCATAAGCTTAAGCCGCCAAAGGAGTGATACGTGAATGTTCGAGTGACACAAACTCGCCCGGCAGACTGGAATCATCAAGTAGTCACGGTTGAGGGTGGTAAAGGTCTTTACCGGAAAGAGCCGTGCGGCGGATGCCCTTGGCGTTGCGACAACGTGGGCGAATTTCCGGCTGAAGCTTTTCGGCACAGTGCGCACACGGCTTACGATATGTCGCAAGAGACTTTTGGGTGTCATGAGTCCGGCAGCGATAAACCAGCGATGTGCGCGGGGTTCTTGTTGCGCGGTGCTGATAATAATTTGTCCGTCCGGCTCAAGCTAATGCAAAAGAAATTACGCATGGATGAGATAAGCGATGGAGGTCACGAGCTGCACGATAGTTATGCGGCGATGGCTGTTGCCAATGGTGTTGGTGCGGATGAGGAAGTGTTGCTCAATTGCCGATAAAACTTTTTTCTAAGTTTTTTAAAAAGTAGCTACACAATAGGTTTCAAGATTAAATACCGTGGGGGTATATTTTGAAACCTGTTGTAAATTCCGGCGACAAGCCGACAAAGCCGAGTAGAGACCAAGATCAGTTTATTGACGAATTCTGTCAAGCCTGGGTTCGCTGGTCTGACACTCGCAAGTTCTACATTCCAAAGCAAGCATCTAACATCTTAGGCCGCATGCAGCCAAGCAAGATGCGTGAGCCGCCCAATGCGCGTAACTTTCCCGACATGCAGCACTTTAACAATGCCGTGCATACGCTGCGCGACATGGCGTTTAGTGAGCCGATGCAGAAAGAAACCGACGAGGAAAAAGCCGAGCAGCAGGATTCTGCACGCCATCGCAGTCAACTTGATTTTATTTGCTGGATGATTCACTACGATCCAGATCACAAGATTCTCGTGAAGGTAGTTGCGGACAAGTTGGGCATCGCGCCACGCACTTACTACGACAACATCAAGCGTTTCTCGCGCAAGGCTTATTCAATGAGTCAAAGTTTGAAACGTGTTTATGAATCTCAACAAGCGATGAAGGTGGCGGCATGATGAGCGATCCTAGCAGCGGAATAACCTCGGAAGTTGCCAAACGAAGAATGGCGGTATTACTTCGTCAATTGCACTTGCAGTCAATTTCTCTGAAATATGATTGGGAAGTTATAGATTTAATTGAGCGACTATTGAGTGAAAACCACATAAGAATTTCTGAATTTCGTATTGTTGAGATTTTTAAGTATTACAAAGAAGTGATTTGTTTTAGTGTTGAATTTAGATTGAAATCAATTCCTTCTTTGCGCTCAAAAATAAAAGCGCGAAAGCTAGTCATAGCTGGATGGCGAAAGAAATTCTAAGTCATAAAACAATTAAGCCTTTCGGGGCTTTTTTTTCGAATAAATGTTTTGCTTTACCTTGAATTTAATATATACTTGTATCAAGTAGATCGTATTGATTGATTCTTGTGAATAGGGGTGTGTATGGATAATAAAGAATTTCAAGCGGAGGCGGAATTGCTTTCAAGGCAGTTTGGCATTTGCCAAGTAGCGACACGTTCGTTCCTTACATATTTCAGCGAACGAGTACAGAACGTTGAAGCCTTCGCCAAGATCGCAAAAGATGGAACGCCAGCGCAAAAACTTTCTTTACTTGAGCAGGGCATGAGGGCATGGCATGAGCACGGTCGGGCGTTTTATAATGAGATATTGGAGAACAAGACGGAAAATGCCAAGAAGTTTCGCCAAATGATTTTTGATGAAGTACAAGCGGCGGCGAAGGCGGGTAAATAATGAGTGCAATTGAAATGATTTGCAGATGCGGCACGCAGTATTTTGCGCGGCAAGCTGATTTAGATAGAGGTTGGGGATTGTCTTGCGATAAGGCTTGCGCTGCTAAGCGCAGAGACTTTGGTGGCAAGGCAGCAAAGCGAGTCGATGGCTTGCCTATCCAGCGCCCGAAAAGAAAGGGTGCTAGAAGATTTGCGCCTGATGCTAGATTGGTCGAGTCTGATAGGGAAAGAATGCATCAAGCTGCATTAGATGCTGATGAACAAGGTTGGGATGCACACAAATCATATTAGGGGAATTGATCATGGGTAGAGTATTGAAGCGAGTGCCATTAGATTTTGCGTGGCCTAAAGATACGGTTTGGAGCGGATACTTGAATCCGCACTACGTTCATTCGTCAAACTGTGTTCATTGTGGCGGCACTGGTGGATCGCCAACGGCAAACAAACTTAAAGGTCAATGGTATGGTTACGCGCCATTTGATCCAGAGAGTCGCGGTAGTAAGCCGTTTTTACCGAGTCACCCTTACATACAGCAATTGGCGAATCGTAATGCGCCAGAATGGGGAGTTGTGGCTGAAGCTAATCGCTTGGCGCGGCATTTTAATAAGGGCTGGTGTCATCACTTAAGCGATGAAGATGTCAAAGTATTGATAGCTGAAGATCGACTCAGGGATTTTACTCATGAGTGGAAGGGTAAGGAGCGTTGGGTAAAGAAAGTGCCTGATTACATTCCTACTGCCGAAGAGGTTAATGAGTGGAGTATGCGGGGATTTGGTCACGACTCCATTAATCAATGGATTTTAGTTAAGGCCGAGTGTGCGCGATTGAATGTTTCAAATGAATGTGAGCATTGTGCTGGTAATGGGACGGTATGGAATCCGCCTGAAGCCGAGCAGCTTGCGGATGATTGGAAGAATATCGAGCCTCCCACTGGTGATGGGTATCAGCTATGGGAAACGGTTAGTGAAGGTTCGCCAATATCGCCAGTGTTCGCAACGCCTGAAGAGCTGGCAAACTATCTCGCGACAAACGAAGATTATAAGTGGAAGAGAAATGATGCCGGAACCACTTGCGAGCAGTGGCTTAAATTCATTATGGGTACTGGCTGGTCGGTGAGTATGGCTGTGCAGGATGGCAAGGTTATGACTGGCGTACAGGCCGCTTCAATTTAGGGATCGCTAGCATGACGCAAGATGCATTAGAAGTATTAAAGAAAGAGGCGGAAGCGGCAGGGGTTGAGCTGATTATTCGTGGCGGTGCTGGAAATGCTATTTTCCGCGAATCGCTGCATGTGCAAATTAAAGGCAAGTTGCTAGTGAATTACTATCCTTACAGCAAGGGCAAGACGGCCTATGTCGGTGCGACAGTCGGCGGTAAGAAGTCGGTTTCGCCTGCTGATGCTGTCAAGATGGCTTTAAGTCAGCCGCCAAGGGCTAAGGTCAAAGATACGCGCAGCAGTAATAGCCGGAAGATTCGCAAGAATTTAATGCGCGGTCGTGCGCAGGTTAAGTGCCACTGGTGTCCTACGCTGATTGACCTGGATACATCGACGCTGGAGCACATCATTCCTCTGGATCGTGGTGGCCTCGATAATGATAATAATCGGACTCTTGCGTGCCATCCGTGCAATAACAAGCGCGGCAATGAAATGCTTGAACTAACCAGTGATAGCACTACCTCAAAGAGTATCGAAAGGGTTTCGAATGGATAATGAAAGCATCTTGCGCGTTGGCGATACTGTGCGTGCTAAGTTCCCGCTCTATGAATCCGCTACAGGGGATCATCCATGTTTCATAATGGCGAAAGCTGGTGAGCGGTTACTGGTCAGGCGTGAGAACAATCCGCAATTTGAGTATGGGCTTATGGTTGAAAACATTGATAGTAAAGATTTTCCATTTTTCGTTTAAATAACTGAAGTTGAGAAGGTAGAGGTAGATCGAAATGGATAATGTAACGTTACAAGTAACGCGCAGTAACGCTTCAATAGCGGACGATAAGGCTCTTGCATTAGAAGAAATCATCATGGCCTCGCCGGAATTTCAAGCGTGCGTTAAGAGAATGGAAGATACACTTCAGCGGATGCGACTAGAAGCTTTAACTATGGGAGTGTCTTCGCATCGCTTCCATAGTCCAGTGCCGTCCAGCCAAGCTGAAGTCAAACAATTTATGGGATTGATACTCAATGGATAAATTCGGAATAGGCGCAGGCGTAATGGGTTTGGTAATGACCTACTTCGCGGCAGCGAGGCGAACAGGACGCACAACGGCGCTCGTTGAAAGCTTAAAGAATGGCGACCGTGTTGTGTTCGTGGATGATAAGCAGGCCAAGCATGTTGAGCGCATGTGCCGTGAGTTGGGTGTTAAGGCTGAATGTGTCGTTATTAGCCCAAGGCATCCAGAAGGCGTATTTGATCGCAGCACACCGACTGGAAGAACAATCTTTGATCACGTGTGGCTGGAAGAGTTCTACAAGGAGCGTATTGCGGAGGCAATGAGAAGCATCGACTACCTTGAGCGCGAATCATCCGGTTTTGGTATGACGCACATAGAAACACGGATGAGGGCGCGAGAGCTTTCTAAGTGGAGCGGTATTAATCAAGGTTTTTAAAAATCTTTGCATTTCTATTGAATTGTGTATATACTGCTTTCAAACGGTAGGAAGTTCACTTTTTAATTCAATAGGGGTAGCAGCATGATGACGGCACAGAAAATCTCTGAATTCGTGGATGATAGAATTCTTCGTTGCGATGAGCGCTTTGGCAATAAGCAGGGTATGATTGATTTACTGGTTAAACGTATTAATGAGGCCGCTGACAATGGGCTGGCAAGTGCCGTTTATTGGTTCAAGTGGATGAATTACTCAGAGTCCGTTCAGGTGCTAAAGGTGCTGAAGGCGCGTATCGAGGCGCAGGACGAAGAAAGCCAGGTTTGCCCACACTGCCAAGGAACAGGCCGCGACAGCCACGACGAACGCCGCCCATGTGATCACTGTGACGGCGAGGGAGTGCTTTGCGATGCTAATTAATACTTTTGAGACAAACGATAGCCTGCATTCGGAAGATGAGGTATCTTTCAAGGCTAAGTGCCTCAAGCCTAAGCTTACATACACCAGCGTGACGGACAAAGAGTATTCTGGTCGGGTTATTGTTGAGCGTGGCGTATTGCTTCCACCGAAGCGTATAGCGCGTGCAATCGCTGATAATATGTCGCGTAGCTGCGGGTGCGATCATTGCCCTTGTGGATGCTGGAATCGCCGTGTAACAGTAAAGCACGTAGGTAAGCGCGAGTACCGGGTGAATACCTGGGCTTTTCAATCTTTATAAGGGGTGAATCAACATGAAGCAGATCAAAATTGAAGATTTTAAGAATCAGATGCGCGAAGCAGTATTGAAGGCGCTTGATGAGTGTATGGTATCGATCACTGATTTTGAGGGGGCAAAAGGCTGGCGAGATACCGACTTGCCTAATCTGTTCGCAGCTTTAGATGCTCACTCTAATAACGTGGCTAGCCGCTTTAATGAAACTGATAGCGATGAGCAGGGTAGCGCATTAGTCAAATTCATAAAGGAGTGAATCACTATGACAATTCAAGTACAGCGCAAGGTAGGCGATCTACAAGTCTGGTGGTGTCCTCAGATACCAATGAAGCAGCACTTCGAAGTAGATGTTGCTACGGTCGAAGAGGGCGTGAAGCTTATGAACGTGCTGGCGAACTACGATCTATTCCAGTTCGAGAACAATGTAAAGCCGGACTATTCGAATATCGGAGGCTTAAACCGCTGGTGCGACGATAGTGACGGTGAAGGTAACGCAGGTTGGGAAAGCTGGTATGACGAAGAGACAGGCGAGGACGATCCTGAAGCTTGGTTAGCAGCGAAATTAGAATTGGAGTGTGCATAATGAGTGTTAATAGACCATTAAAAGACGTTGATATAAACGAATTGCAACTTGAATTGATACTTAGAAAGGGCGCTGCTTATCAATGCCAAGCAAGCGATTGCCGCTCTATCGAGTCTTATCAAGGCAAATGGGATTCATGCACTGCATGTGGGCGTAAAGGCTATTTGTCCGGTGGATTCGTTCAAGACAGGGAATCTCCAGAGTGGAAAGCCTGGGAGGAAAGAACGGCTAAGCTGTATCGCGGTCAGGATAATAAGGTAGCGGCCTAGTATTACTGTCTTTGGCTTTTGTCGCTGCATAAAAAATACTAAGTAAGGAAAAATAGCATGTTAAAGAAATTAATAGCGGTGATCGCGCTACTTGCGATCTGTGGTGCATCAATCAGCGGCACGGCTGTTGTGAAGACATCGACAAACTCAACGGTATTTGCTCGTCCATTTTGTCAGCTTGGGATGCAGTTTATGGCAGCAAGTTTAGCAAAAGGTGATACTTCCAATGGGAGTGGTGGAATATCGTTAATTCAGGTGCTGGGCAAAGATGGGTTGCCGATGCCATGCGTAGAAGACGCACGTTAGAAAAGGCCAATTGACATTGACATTGACAAAACTTTGACAAAATCAGTTTATTAGCCCTGATTTTGTCAATTGCTATAAGCTGCTGTCATAGATAAACTCAAAGTTCGCACGCAATGGTTCGCGCAAAGTTCTTGCCGCGAACCTTCGCGAACCTTGGAATAGGAACCATTGCAATAAGCATATCTAATTGATTTGGATATCTAAAATAAAAAGCCACTGTAAAAGGTGGTTTTTTTACGTCTAAATACTTTGCATTGTTTTGTTTCTGGTATATACTTATATCTAGTATCAAAGTTTAAATACAACCAAGGACAAGGGGAATAACATGAGAGCAATGCACTTAATCAAATCGGGTAGCGGTATGGCGGTAAAGTCCGCATGTGGACGCAATGTTTTACGCTTGCCAATGGCAGTGAATTGGGATGGCTTCAAGGCCACGGCAAAAGCAGAGCGCTGCGAAAAATGCGATACAAGCAAACAGGCGGCACTAAACCTGCGTAATGACATGAAAAATTTTGAAGTTCAAATGTCTAGCGGTTGGGAACCAGTTGAATACAATCACGCTGATGACGTTGCAAAGTATCCAAAGCTTGCAACAAAAGAATCAGGCAAGCTGTTAGGTCAATAATCAAATGCGCCTTCGGGCGCTTACTTTTCGAATATAGGGGATTAACCATGACTCAAATCGATCCAAAGGCAATGTCAAAAATCAAGAAGTGCTTAGCACTGGCGAACTCAGACAATCCGCACGAAGCAGCAGCGGCAATGCGTCAGGCTAAGGCTTTGATGGACAAGCACGGCGTTTCAGCTAGTCACATCACAATGTCGGAAATAGGCGAGGCCGCAACAAAGAGCGCCACAATGTCACGCGATAAGCCAGCAGCTTGGGAAATGTACTTAGCTGGAATGGTTGGTAAGGCATTCGGCTGCAAGATGATGTTGAGTCACGAGAGATATAAAAACAGAGCAGGCCACATCAATAAAGGTGAATACATCTTTGTTGGTCTCAAACAGCAAGCAGAGGTTGCAAGTTATACTGCTAGCGTGCTTATTCGCAAGTGCAAGAAGGCAAGAGCCGATTTTGTCGCTGAATTACTGGCAGGCTATTACAGTCTTCGCGGCGGCATTAAAAAGCGTGCAACACGAGCAGGGGATTCTTTCGCGGAAGGTTGGGTAATTGCAATCGCCAAGCTTGTTGCAGACTTCGCGAACCCATCTGAAATAGAGAAGGCAATAAACGAGCACATTGAATCCCAGGTAAGCGGCAACGAAGCAGAGGCGCGTAAAGTGGATCGTAAAGACATGGGAGAAGCAGAAAGGCTTGCAATGTACGCAGGCATTCAAGCGGCAGCGGGTGAAAGCATTCACCGTCCAATGTCGAAAAACGGCGATGCTTTGATGATTGCAGGATAAGAGAGGTAAAGCAATGGAAGCGTCAAAAGAAAAACCAGTGCCAACAGAAACCGAAAAATGGCGGCGACTAACCAATCCGAAATCTCTTGAGGATTGGGGTCTGTCTGTGAACTTTGATAAGCTAATGGAAGAAAACCCTGCATTAGTCAGTGAAGAAATTAGCCCATTTTTAGGAGCGAATCCGATAAAAAAATGATGCTGCAAACTGTGCGGTTTTTTCCGCGCAATTTACTTACTGCAAAGGCCGCACAAAACAAGCATAATTCGACCTACTTTAGATAGTCTGAAAAATTGACTCTAGAAAAAAGCCTCTTAATCGGGGCTTTTTTTTCGTCCAAAATATTGAGATACAGGTAACGATGAGTAAATCTAACTCCAAATCAAACACTACAAGCGGCGTAGGCACATTGGGCTTACTTGGTATTGCTTTTGTAGTCCTGAAGCTTTGCGGTGTAATTGATTGGTCTTGGTGGTACGTCACAATGCCGTTTTGGATTGGCCTAGCAATTGTTTTGGCGCTTACTCTCATTGTCGGATTTATTTTTGGAATCAAGTTTATTTTAGAGAATATCCGAAGGTGATCTTATGAAGTGATCCTAAGCGTCGAGTGACGTTAAATGTCCAACTTACTCAAAGCCTGCCAGTGTGCAGGCTTTTGCTCTCATACCGACTTAGCGCAAGAGCTTGGCCTAACGGCAGCGCGTAGTTTTCCTCTGGCGAGGGATTAACGGATCAATTAGCCTTAAATATTATTGAGTTCAACAATGAAGAATATAGCACTGGAGTGCATAAGGTTATTGATAGCAGTTGCCTTAAGCGTGGTGCTATTCATTGCATCTAAATCAATTGACTTGCCCTATACAACATGGGAATCAGTTTTTAGAACTACAGTAGCTTTGATAATCGCTTCCTGGATCATGCGAAATGCGATTCAAGATGACTGCAATTAATATCGCAGCCTAAAGATTTTGGAAGTTCAGTAAGCCAGTAAGGATTGCGGGTTCGCGGTCGCTGGCAGTAAAGAGCGTTGGTCTACAAATTCAAGCAGGCGGTAGACATCTGGACAAGACATCTTTAAAACCGCGCCTGATGACGCTAATGCAGAAACCGATAGGTTGCGCGGATATCCCCCAAGTCTTGTGAATAAATGGGATTCCCTTGCTTGATGGCAGATCGGAAAGACGGTCACGCGATTAATAGTGGTTGGTGCATAGATAAGAAACCTTCTAAATTTACCGCATCTCACGATGGCTGCTGTTTAGAACAGGTCGGAGGTATTGGCTGACTCACGGTTGAATAAGAGGAAATTCTAGTTCGCAAGAGCTAATGCCGCTTCGAGAGCGGCGCGGATTAATCGCACCTACATTGTTTGTTTGCTGGCCTCATGCATCAAGACCAGACGATTTGCTACCGCAAGTAGCTCAATTTACCCCACGGTTGCTTATTAGCAGCCTTTGCCTCGCCCTTGAAAATCGGCGGGGCTTTTTTATTTGGAAGTGAGCAGCGTGTTTTATGACGAAGACTGTGATTTTGAAGATGCGCAATTAATTGCTTCCATTGTTCGAGACGGACGAATTTCAGCATCACACAGCATAGCTGATCTTGCCGGATCGTCAGAAGCACGCCTTAGCGCTCAATACAAATACAAAACGGATTTTAGAAAAGAGGCTTCGAAGTTTAAACCGTTTCCACCGGATCGAATCCCGGCGAAGCGACAAGCGATAGTTGAGCCGATAAAAATCACTGTCTTTAGAAGGTTAATCGAGCTTAAGGCGCATGAAGATGCTAGGAACAACCTCCCGCTTGATTTTAGAGTGTCGCAGACATTCATAAGGGATAGCCTCAAATACGGCTCTATCGAAGATTTATACAAATGCATGCAGATTGCAAATAGTCATCCAATTTACTCGCGATTAATACCGCAAATTATGCATCGAATTGCTAATTTCAAAGAAGAATAACAGGTAACAAATCATGGCAGCACATCAAAAAGAAGTCGATTGGGAAGGCATCGAGATTGCATACCGCGCAGGCGTGAAGTCAATTATCACAATCGCAAAAGAATACTCAAAAGATGGCGTGAAGATCACAGACGCAGGCATTCGCAAGCGTGCGGCTAAAGAAGGTTGGATTCGCGATCTGCAAGACAAAATCCGCGAAGAGGCGCAGGCCAAGATTGAAATGACTGTTGCACGTGCAGCAGGCAAGGCAAAGACAGAACGCGAAGTCATTGAAGTCAATGCGGAGATTCAAAAAGACATCATCTTGACGCATCGTAGCGACATTGGGCGTGCGCGTGGTTTGACGATACAGATGCTTGAAGAGCTAGAAGCGGTCACGAACTCGAAAGAGTTGATTGCACAGTTGAGCGAATTGCTTCACTCGCCGGACGAAGATGGCGTGAACAAGGCCGCAGATGCTTTGCGCAAGGTCATGTCACTAGGCGGACGTGCCACAACACTCAAAACCTTAGTTGACGCAATCAAGAGCCTTATTCCATTGGAGCGTGAAGCTTTTGGTGTGGATGATCGCAAATCAGAAACCAGCACAATTGACGATGCCGTAAAAAGGGCTATGAGCCGTGGCGACTGAAGCGGAAATTGATGAAGCGCTTCGCAAGTTTAGAAATGACATTGAACTTCACGCCGAAGTCTGCTTAAAAATTCTCGATAAGAACGGTAAGAAATTGCCGCTTGTCTATAACAAGGCGCAGGACTATATCCATGCACGCCTAGAGGAGCAATTGAAGCGAACCGGAAAGGTTCGGGCAATTATTCTCAAGGGCAGGCAGCAAGGCGGTTCAACTTATATCGGCGGCAGGTTTTATTCAAAAACTAGCCTCGAAGGTGGACGCAAGGCGTTCATCGTGGCGCATGAAGAGAAGGCGACAACAAACCTTTTCAATATGGTTAAGCGCTATCACGCGCACAATCCATTCGCGCCGCACACAAGTGCATCCAATGCGAAAGAATTGATCTTTGACCTGATCGAAGGTGGCTACATTCTGGCGACAGCCGGAAGTAAGGACGTTGGACGCTCAAATACCGCGCAGCTAGCGCACTTGTCTGAATTCGCATTCTGGACAGGCGCTGAAATGCACTTAGCTGGTCTTGGTAACACAATTCCAGATGCAGCAGGCACAGAGATTATTATCGAGTCCACTGCAAACGGCATTGGCAATAAGTTTCATCAAATGTGGCAGGACGCAGAGGCGGGGATTGGCGAATACATCGCTATTTTCGTGCCGTGGTTCTGGCAAGAAGAATACCGCGCTGTAGTTCCGGTCGGTTTCGAGCTGACACAGGAAGAATTCTTGTATCAGCAGACATACGGATGCGATCTGGCGCAGATGTCTTGGCGCAGAAATAAGATCATCACGTATGGTAAAGATTTTGCGTGGTTGTTTGATCAAGAGTATCCGGCGACACCAAGCCTGGCTTTCAAATCTTCAACAAACGACCCGCTGATTAATCCAACATTGGTCATGGCAGCGGTCAATAGTAAATTCAAAGAGCGTCAAGGCGCTTTAGTGATTGGTTGCGATCCCGCTGAAATGGGCAAGGACAGAACATCTATCGCATTCAGGCAAGGCCGGACGTGCTTCCACATCGAGTACCGCGAGAAAATGGACACGATGGAAGTTGCTGGCCTCCTTGTACAGTATTACGAGCAGTACCAGCCGGACGCGATTTTCGTGGATAAAATTGGCATTGGTTCCGGCATCGTAAGTCGATTGCGGGAATTAAATGTTCCAGTAATAGGCGTGAACTCTGCGGAAAAGGCAGAGAACAGCGAAGAGTACGCCAACAAGCGTGCTGAAATGTGGTATCGCATGAAGGAGTGGCTTGAAGATACGCCAAACCGGATACCAAAAAATGCCGCATTAATGTCGGACTTATCAGCACCAAGCTACAAGACATCGAGCAACGGACGTAAGCTACTCGAATCCAAAGAGAGTATGGCAAAACGCCAAACGCGATCACCGGACGGTGCTGATGCGCTGGCAATGACCTTTGCCGAACCTGTGCAGAAGCGAACAGCAGCAAGTGGGCATTATCCACAGCAAACAACATACAAAGCAGCAAGTAGCGCCGGATATTAGTCCGGCTTTTTTATTTCTACTAAGGAAAAAAGAATGCAAGATCAGTTTTTAAGTGCAGTGAGTCAAGTTGCCGAAGTTGCCGCGATTGAAGGCACAGAAGTGAATGTGAATCACGAGCAATTTATGGTTGATGGCAAGCCAGTTGCGCCATTAGGCGATGATGGCCTGCCGCAATTCGTCACACTCCAATATGTCGAGACAAAGATTGCCGACAAGATGCATTTTGTTGTCCCTGACTCTACAACTGTAATTTGCCACATCTGGCTGAAATCAGGCCAATCCATTATTGGCGAATCCCATGCACCAACCAAGGCCACGTTTGATGAGCGTAAGTGTGCTGAATTCGCATTGAACAACGCAATGGCAAAACTGTTCGACATGGAACAGCATGCGCTCGCAGACCGCCGCGCTATCTTGGCTGGCTTGATCAAGTAATCAGGTAAATACCAACTATGACAGTAATTAACCAGCAGGCCGCAGCCGAGCGGGAATTTGATGCCGAGATGGATCGCGCCTTGCGCACGGATGATCATCGCCCTCAAGTTCTTGATTCACTAGGCACGTTCTGCTTGTCTGAGTTTCAAAAGGCCGTTGAAGATCGCCGCGAGACTGAAGATCGCTGGTTGCAGGATTTGCGTCAATATCGCGGCATCTATGAGCCTGAAATATTGGCACAGATTGGCAAGAATAGAAGCAAGTCATTCGTCAAAGCTACTCGCGTCAAAGTTAAGACGGTCGATGCACGCACAACAGATTTACTGTTTCCTTCCAACTCAGAGCGCAACTATGTAATGGAGGAAACACCAAATCCTTCATTGGATGATGACACCAAGATCAATATTGTTACTGCGCTTCAAAAAGAATTAGGCCGCGATCCTACGCAACTGGAAATCGATAGTGCTATCAAGAAATTCGCCAAGAAAACGGCGGATCAAATGGCGAAAGTCATTGACGATCAATTAATTGAGTCGCGCTATAAAGAATCCGCACGTAAAGTTTTGCATTCAGGCCACGTGTACGGCACTGGCGTACTAAAAGCGCCATTGGTTGAGCGCAAGACTCGCAGCAAGCACGAATACAATCCGAAGACGAAGAAATGGGTTCATAAAACTGAAACCTATGTAGTGCCGTTCGTTGATTTTGTACCTTTGTGGCGCTGGTATCCAGATATGAACGCGACCGAATTGGATCAATGCCAATACGTGTACGAGCGCCATATCTTCACGCAGGCAGAACTTGCAGCATTGGCACGTAAGAAGTCGTTTGCTAGTGAAAAGATCAAGGCTCACATTCTCTCGAATCCGGCTGGTCTGAAAACGATCAATTCATTTGATAGTGAAATTCGCAGTATGGGCAATCGTCAAACGGGCATGTCATTAGATGACGGTCAGTTTGAAGTGTTGGAGCGTTGGGGCTGGCTATCTGGCGAAATTCTGCGCGGTGCTGGTGTTCGGGTTCCTGAAGAGCGATTGCACGAAACGTTCTTTTCAAACGTATGGCTATTGCCTACTGGTGAAGTCATCAAGACCGTGTTACAGCCTATTGATGGCGTGACGTGGCCTTATCACTTGTACTACTGCGACAAAGACGAAACAAGTATCTTTGGTAATGGCTTCCCAAGCATCATGCGTGATGATCAAGATATGATCAATGCGGGTACTCGCATGATTATTGACCATGCAGCGATGACGGCAGGCGGCATGTATGAAGTCAACATGGCTTTGTTGGCGAACAATGAGAGTGCTACAGATATTCACCCATTCCGTGTATTTATGCGAAATGGTGCAGAGCCTGGCAATCCGGCAGTACGTCCAATCAGGATCGATAGCGGCCTTGAAGAGATTTTCCCTTTGGTTGCGATGTTCCGCGAGAACGCTGACGATGTAACAGCGATTCCCCGTTACATGCAAGGCGAGAATGCAACACAAGGCGCAGCAGGCACGGCTTCGGGTATGTCAATGCTGATGGCCTCTGCTTCAATCGTGATGAAAGACTTGATCACTAGCTATGACGAAGGTGTAACGCGCACATTCATTCGTGCGCTGTATCACTGGAACATGAAATTTAATCCTGATAACTCAATCAAGGGTGATTTTAATGTCAAAGCAAGTGGCACAGCTTCACTGATGGCAAAAGAAGTACGCGCACAGCAATTAGATTCGTTCGCAGCTATGACGGCAAATCCTGAAGATGCTGTGTACATTAAGCGTGAAGAGTTATTACGCCAGCGTGCCGATGCTCACGACTTATCCAATGTGGTAAAGACTGAGGAAGAAGTTAAGGCCGAGCAAAACAACGATCAAGCCAAGATGCGAGCGCAAATGGCGCAGCAAATGCAAGATATTCAGATGAAGCAAGCTGCATTGAGTTTAGAGAAGTTGCAAGCCGAAGTTGCTAAAACAATGGCGGACGTTGAAAGAATCCGTGCGCAAGCATTCAAGGTCGAAGCCGATACCGTTAAAACACGTGTTGATACGGCTTATGCGGCAATGCAAGCAGGCGGCGTAGCAACTGAGCGACCAGAGATTGCGCCAGCGGGTGATGCAATTCTTCATAGTGCTGGCTTTGTTGACCAAACACCGCAAACGACCTTGCCGCAAGAAGTCCAAGCAGTGCCAGTATCCGAGCCTTTGCCTCAACAAGCAGGTCAAGATTCGAACCCACTAACGCCACCAAGCGCATTAGTCGGCGTTAATCAAGGTGAAATGGCAGGTATGGAAACGCCGGAAATTGAAAGTGCTACGCAATGAACTTTGATTTAATGAAGCGCAGGGACGCAATAGTTGAGGCGCAGGGTAAATTCCTCGCCTATCGACAGCGTGATCAAACCGCCGCATTCTTTGCGCTGATTGAAGTACTGATTGAGGATTATCAATTTGATCTACTTATTGCAAGCAAAGATGGTCTAGAGAAAAAGCAAGGTGCAGCAGCGCAATTAATCGCATTCCGGCAATTCCTGCTTGATCCTACGAAGTTTCAAAACCTCAAAATCTAACGAATAAGAAATAACCCGCCAAGTGCGGGTTTTTTTTCGTCATGCCGGAATTCCGGCTTTTAAACCGAGCCAACAGGAGATATTTCACATGGCAACCAAAGCAATGCAAGAACAAGATAGTCAAGAGTTTGATGCGGCATTCAGTGAGCCGGATCAAGCAAAAAAGGTAGTTAGTGAAGATGAGGCATTTGGCATCGAGCCAGATGCACCAGTGGTAACGGATGCAGCAACGGAAGACGCACCGCAAGATGAAATGCCAGCAGCAGCGGCAGCAGAACCCGAAGCGCCAGCCGAATCAGAAAGCGAAGCTGCTAAAAATGAACAGCAATTGAAATCTTGGGAAGGCCGATTAAAAGCGCGTGAGGCTGAATTAAGCGCACGTGAAGCCGCCATGACGACAACCAATGCAGAAGAAACGCAAACGGTGAGCGATCCAGTTGACAGCGAAGCTAAAGCGGAAGCGCCAGCAGAAAGCGGCACTGATCCTGAAGCCATGATTCGAGGTGATTTTGGTGATGAATTCGCAGAGGCATTCATTGCATTGATTAAGAAACACTCAGGCGGTGGCGGTGCTGATGAAGCAGTCGGCAATTTGCAAAGTCGCGTTGATGGATTGATTTCCGAACTGACTAGTGAGCGCCAAGAAAACCATTTTGCAAGTATTCGCGCACAACACGAAGACTTTGAAAGTTTGACGGATACACCTGAATTCCAAGCGTGGATCGACGCCAATCCAGACAAAGAAAACGCCGAGCGTGTAGTTACCTCCGGCAGTGCTAAAGAAATCATTGCATTGCTACATGACTTCAAGGCATCCAAGCAAGTAACTGAATCCGAGCCATCAAGTGAGCCTGATGCGTGGGGCGACACAGAATCTGAGTCGCAAGACGATGTGGCCTTAGATGATGCTGAAGGCGTTCGCTCAAGTGGCGGAGGTCTGAAACTTCCAGCCGCACCACCGGACTCAAGCGACTTTGATGACGCTTGGGACAAGGCATAAATTTTTGTAGTCCATACCGCATTTTGAAGCGGTGAATCGCTGCTATGACGATCAATTCATAGCAACCGACAGATAACAGTAAGCCAGCTAAGGGGCAAGTGAAAGCGATACGCGAAAGCGCCGCAATTCACTTTCTCACTACGCTGGCTTTTTGTTTATGGCACGTAATAAGGACAGGCTTTGCCCCCTTTGATCACTTGCTGAATCGCTGCGGATCACTTTCATTTTTTCGATTTTCGCATCCATTTTTTAAGGATAATAAGCATGGCAGATACAACATACGGTGACATCTCACCACGGACAGCAGCCTGGGCTGCTAAAGAATTGCTCAAGCGTGCAGTTCCCTATTTGATTTTCGAGAAGTTTGCACAAGGCCAGTCCTTGCCAAGCAAATCTTCAAAGACGGTCATCTTCCGTCGCTACAACGCTTTAAATCCAGCGCCGCAAGCATTGGTTGAGGGCGTAACACCAGCGTCAACCACTCTGACAAAAACAGACATTACTTGTACGCTGGTTCAGTACGGTAGTGTCATTGGCATTACCGACATCATCCTCGATACACACGAAGATAATGTTCTTGGTGAATCAATCGACTTGCTGGGCGAACAAGCCGCGCAGATGATTGAGATTGTTCGCTTTGGCGTTCTGAAGGCAGGCACAAATGTTTGTTATTCAAACGGTGCTTCTCGTGTTGCCGTCAATACCCCAATTACTTTAGCAGCACAACGCAAAGTAACCAAGGCATTGAAGCGTCAAAACGCACGACCAATTACTAAGGTAATTAGCTCTACGCCAGACTTCGGCACAGAAAACGTGGCGGCATCTTACATTGCCGTGCATCACCCTGACGTTGATACCGACATCAAAAATATGGTCGGCGTTGATGGTCGCATCGTCTTCATCCCGGTTGAAAAATACGGCTCAACGACACCTTATCCAAATGAAATTGGCAAGGTCGATGATGTCCGCTATTTGAATTCAACACTCTGCACTCCTTGGATTGATGCTGGCGGTGCAAAAGGCACGATGTTGTCAACTGGCGGCACAAGTGCTGACGTGTATCCAATCATCTTCATCGCGCAAGATTCCTACGCGATTGTGGCATTGAAAGGCAAGCACGCGATCACGCCTATGGTTGTTAATCCACGTCCGGCTCCTGGCGATGCCTTGGGTCAGCGCGGAACAATCGGCTTCAAAACATTGACAGGCTGCGTGATCTTAAATGATCAGTGGTTGTGCCGATTGGAAGTTGCTGTAACAGCGTAATAACAAAGTAGCCGGATAACTGGCTACTCCCCATGTTTCAAAAACTAAGCCCCTTAATTGGGGCTTTTTTTATCCCTAAATTTTTGGAAGAAAAAAATGGCAACTAAACAAAATACAGCAATTACCACTCTCGATGATTCTGATGAAGTGCAACCAGTCGATAAATCCAAGCCAGAAGTGATCAAGTTCAATGTCAATGATCCCGATATGTCCGGCGACCTTGTGACAATCACGATTGCACAAGGCGAGGGAACAATGGGAAAGCAGCCCGTATTCTTGAACGTCAATGCAACACCAGTGTTAATTCCACGCGCAAAGAAAGTAACTATTCCTGTCGAGTTAAAAGAAGCACTCGATAACTGCGTGCAAGACCTGCCAGAACCCGCTGAAGACGGCGTAACAATGGAAACTCGCCAAGTTTCTCGCTTCGCGTACACGGTACACGAATTCATCAAAGCAGACGCAAAAGCCAAGAAGTAATCGGCAATGGTGAATCTATCCGACTTTATGCCGTATGTGCTGCCGTATGCAATTGGGTGCTCATACCCACTTGCAGAGCAGCATATCCGGCAGACATGCATCGACTTTTGCAACATCGCGCCAGTGGTTCAAGTTGAACTTGATCCAATTAACGTGGTTGCTGGTCAGTTTGATTATGACTTGGAGCCGCCTTCCGGCATGGCTGTTACGTTTGTTCTTTCGGCAAAGTATCGCGGAAACGAACTCGGTGTATTTAAGTCGGGTGATAGCGATTCATTATTGCGGTCTTCAGGTACACCAACTGCCTTTAAGCAAAGTGGCGATCCCATTCTCACGCTTAATTTTGCACCGATTGAAGATGTGTCGAATTCGCTCGCTCTTGTTGTAGCAACCAAGCCCACCAATCGCGCCACATCTGTTGCCGACATTCTTTTCAACGACTACGCCTACGAAATTGGACTCGGCGCAGTTTCGCGACTGCTCAAAGTTCCCGGTCAGCCTTTCACAAATCAAATTGCAGCGTCCGAATTCCGCAGGGATTACGAAATAGCGAGAACGAACGCAAGGATTCGTGCGGAGGCTTCATTCGGAAGAGTTGGATCAACAGCTAAATATAGAAGGTTTATCTAATGGCTAATGTCACGGTTCAATCAATTCTCTTTCGCGCAAGTACCTTGCTTCAAGACATTACCAATATTCGATGGCCTCAAGCCGAGTTATTGGAGTGGCTTATTAGTGGGCAGCGTGAAATTGTTTTATTCAAGCCCAATGCGAGTGTGAAGAACGTCGATTTTGCTCTTGCTGCTGGCGCTAAGCAAACCATTCCCAATGACGGATTAACGCTAGTCGATATTCCTAGAAATTCGAGTGGATTGCAGGCTATCACGCTGGTATCGAGGCAGATTCTTGACGCGCAAGTGCCGGGATGGTCTGCGCAAGCAAAATCGAGTGCAACAACAATTCATTACTGCTATTCGCCCAACGATCCAAAGCATTTCTATGTCTATCCGCCATCACCGGGCGGCAACTCTGTCGAGATTATCTACAACGCCAATCCAAGCGATGCAACCTTAAACGGAAGTATCACGATTGACGACATCTACGAGAGTCCTCTAGTCGATTACATCGTCTATCGCGCCTACAGCAAGGACGCAGAGTACGCAGTGAATGCGGATAACGCTCGGAAGTATTGCGAGTCGTTCCAATTCGCGATCAAGGGCAAGTACGCAGCCGAAGCGCTCACCAATCCCAACGCCCAAGCAAAAGGCAATCCCAACGTAGTTTAATTTGAAAGGTATCAATCATGGCTGGATTATCAGACTATGCAGAAGTTGCCGTGCTCAATGCATTGTTGCGCGGTACGAACTTCACAGCACCCACAGTTGCATCATTGCGATTTGCCTTGTTCACGGCTGATCCTACTGATGCAGGCAATATCAATGAAGTGTCAGTTGGCACATGGTACTCACGTCAATTGACTGGCGCATTCACTGCACCATCACCAGTAGGTCAATCAAATCAATGTTCGAATGTCGCCTCTATCACGTTCCCGGCTGTTACGACTGCCGCAGTGACAGTGACGCATATCGGGATTTTTGACGCAGCAACGGCAGGCAATATGCTTATTTCTGCGCCGATGCAAAGCGCAAAAACCTTGCAAATTGGTGATGTTCTGTCATTTGCACCCGGCACTTTCGTAATGTCTTTGGATTAATAGACTATGAATCGTTTTGGCTTAAATAGTGCGGCGCTTAACGGTGCTGCCACAAGCATCATTGCAGGCGCTGCGCTAGTTACGTCATTATGTTCAGCCACTGCTTTAGGGACGCGCACGCAATTTCCTGAAGCAGTGGTTTCCAATGTCGCATCAAGTGCGGATGCAACTGGCACGCGCATAGTCAACGGCGCAGCAACTGTTACGCAAGTTACGACGACTTCGGCGCAATGGGCTTTGCTGACAATGGCAAATGTCAACATTGTCGTCGTAGGAAATATAAAGGCCACAGCAACAGAAGCCTATGCAGTTGGTCAGTCTAGTGGTGCTGCAAGTGGCTTTATTACGCAAAATGGTAAGGCAACGTCAACTTCGCAAGGCGCATGCACTGCAACACCACTTGTCACGATTGGCTATGCGACGAATATCAACGTCAATTGCGTAGTCACTGCCGATGCAAGCGTAAAGCTTAACGGTACAAGCCTATGGCAGCGAGACGGTTACGCGCAAACAGTCTCAAGCCAAGCAGTTGTCACGGCTAATCCACTTCGCACGGCTTATGGCACTGCAATAGGATCAGGCGTTTCAAGTGCGACAACGGACAGCATCAAGCAGCACGGCGGCGCGGCGACAATTTCAAGTTCGCTTGAGGTCTTCGCGCAGCCTTCGATTGAGTCCGTCAAAATCAATGTCACTGCGAACGTTACCGCGATCCCATTGGTAACGCAGTTCGGCGCAGCAAGTGCCGAGACGACATCAAGCGCGGTATTTAATGCAGTAGCAATCACACCGGGCTTTGTAGAGCCAATTGTCGTGCAATCAAGCGCTACGGCATTAGGTCGTCATGCGATCTTGGGCGAGGCTAATGTTGTAGGCATCTCTAGTGTATCTGCATCCGGACGATTGGCAGAGTTAGGCGCAGCTAGTGTCGATGTGACTTCCGTACTGGATGCTAAAGGCACAATCATTGTCAATGGCATGGCGATCACTGATATCACGTCGAGCGCCAGTGCAATCTTCAGCGTCATAAGGCAATCGCAAGCGTCGATTACTGTCAATGCAATCGTTACCGCTTTCGGTGCAAAAAATGTCAACTCAGCAGCGCCAGACTATCGATCAATGGTTATTGATTTTGAAGACCGACTAATGCAAGTGCCAAGCGAGGATAGAACAATGAAAGTTGAATCATGATCATAGGAAATTACACAAAACAACCTGCCGAGGTACTTGATTATGACGTGGATTGTAGTCCCTGGCTTATCGCCAATGACAACATTTCTACTGTCGATATCGTCATAGACGGCACTGGCTTGGTCAACTCAAACAAGTCCATATCAAGCAACCGCTTCAAGGTGTGGCTAACAGGCGGCACAAATGGCACGTTTTACAAAATTACCGCGACGATCACGACTGATGGCGGCCGGGTCAAACAAGTCGAATTCAAAGTTAAAGTGAAGGATTCCTAATGCAATTATTTGCTAACAATGCCGAGTCAACACTTGCTGCTTCTATTAATGCATCCGTCACGACAATGGTATTAGGAACGGGTGACGGTGCAAAATTCCCGAATCCAACAGGCGGCGATTTTTTCTTAGTTACGGTGCTGCAAAAGGTAGGTGCAACCGAAGCCAATTGGGAAATCGTCAAATGCACTGCGCGATCTGGAGACACTTTAACGATTCAGCGCGGTCAGGACAGCACTACGGCACAAGTTCACGCCTTTGGTGATGTGGTTTCGTTACGCGCTACTGCGTCATCAATGGCAACTGAAAGTAGAGCGCTTAATGCGATTCTTACCGGGTTTTCTATCGCCTCTGCTGCTGCTGCAACGGCGGCTGATACGATTCTTTCTGCACTCGGAAAGCTTCAGGCGCAAATCAATGGCAAGCAGGCCACGCTAGTATCTGCATCGAACATTAAAACCGTGAATGGCGCTAGTCTATTAGGTGCTGCCGATATCCTTACTACTGACGTTGCTCATGTTGACAAAGGCACAGTCTCAACAGGCACAGTCACCTTTGATTATGCGGCTGCTGGATCGCAGCGATTGCAAGTCGGTGGCGGTCTAACCATCGCACTCACCAATATTCCAGCTTCCGGTCGCAGATTCACGCTGCTACTTGAGTTAGTTAATGCAGGCTCAGCGGCTGTTACTTTTCCGACGATCAATTGGGTAAAGCCGGACGGAACTATCACGACTACCTTATCCGCATATTTAACCGCAATATCGCGCCCGGCACTGCAATCGGCAGGCACAGATTTTGTTTTGCTTTGGGGGCGCGATGGTGGCACTACGATTTATGGGAAACTGCTATGAGTAATCCTTTATTGGCCGCTACTGGTGGTGGCGGTGCTGCTAAGTTGTATGTCGATGATGTGTTTAGCGCCTACACTTACAATGGCAACTTCTCTACTCAGACCATTACAAACGGTATTGATTTGGCAGGTAAGGGCGGTCTTGTTTGGACAAAGGTGCGGTCAGGTGGAACGGTTGGTCATCGCTTATTCGACACGCTGCGCGGTAGCAATTATCTAGACGCATCAGACACAGTAGGAAATCAAGGCAACGCAGGAATATCTTCGTATAACAGTAATGGATTTACTCTTTCTAATGCGGGCTCTGTTAATGCTTCAGGCTACGGCTACATCTCATGGACATTCCGAAATGCTGCTAAATTCTTCAAACAAGCCGTAGTAGTTAAGTCGGCAGGGTCGAACGCCACTGTAGACCTTTCGAGCCTCGGCACAGTAGGGATGGTTGCGGTCAAACGTACCAACGCCACTGGTGACTGGTACGTGTTTCATCGTTCTGCCACATCAGGCAAATTGCTTTATCTAAACCAGAATGTGGCAGAAGCGACACTAGGGCATGTGACTCTCAGTGGCACTACCCTGAATCTTGTTAATGGCGTAATAAGTGATGGGACTTATACTGTTTATGCTTGGGCGCATGATTCTAGTGCTGATGGATTGATTCAGTGCGGAACATACACCGGAACGGGTGCAGACGGTAATTTTGTCAATCTTGGCTGGGAACCTCAGTTTTTAATGACTAAGTGTGCTAGTGGGTTATCCGATTGGTTTATGTTAGATGCTTCTCGCGGCGTAACTACTGGCGGGGGGGATAAATGCTTGAGTCCAAACAACTCCGGTACTGAGTTTGAATTTACAAACGCCGTTGATTTCAATGCCACAGGCTTTACTATAAACAACGGCGGCACTGCGATAAATGGAAGTGGGCAAACGTTCATTTACATGGCAATACACCGTAGCAACAACCCCCCCACATCGGGCACTCAGGTTTATAACGCAGTTGCACGAACTGGCACAAATGCTGCCGCTACGATCACCGGAATTGGGTTTTCACCCGACGCAATAATATCGTCTGCTAGAGGATCTGGGTACGATAAAAGTATGTTTAACAGGCTGCTTGGGAGAGAGCACTTAGCTTTCACAGAGGCGACAACGGCTGGCAGGACACCCGCTAGCGTGAATGATCTAGTTTCATGGGATATGGACGGTGCCTCAGTTGGATTGCAGTCGCATACAGCAATCAATGCAGCGGTGACTACGATAGATCACTTTTTTAAACGCACTAAAGGTGCTTTTGATGTTGTGATGTATCGAGGCGATGGCGTTACTGGATTTCGGTCGCACAGCCTTGGGGTTGCTCCTGAATTGACTATAGAGCGACGATTAGATGTCGCTGATGGTGGTCATGTCTTTCATTCTGGTATCAGTAAATATGCAACCTTAGTAAACGGCATATCTTTTGCCACCACAGCTAAGTCTCTGACTGCTACGACATTTGATACTTGGTACAACATGAATGGCAGTAGAGTAGTTGTATGGTTATTTGCGAGTCTAAGCGGGATTACTAAAGTAGGTAGCTATACGGGGAACGGTAGTAACCAAAACATTGATTGTGGCTTCTCATCAGGTGCGCGTTTTGTGCTTATTAAGAGAACAGACAACACTTCAGACTATTACGTTTTTGATTCTACACGGGGAATTGTCGCTGGCAATGACCCACATCTAAGCCTCAACACTATTGCTGCTGAAATTACTACGGATGATTCTATTGACCCGTTAGCTGCTGGCTTCACAGTCAATCAAGACGCTGCGACAAATATCAACGTGAACGCAGCTAGTTACATATTTCTTGCAATTGCATAAGGAGCTACTACATGAATTTTTTTAGAATGAAAAACAACGGTGCGGTGGTAAGCGAATCACAGTACCGCGCTTTATATCCTGACGCTGCTTTACCTGCCGTCTTGATGCCACTGGATGCTGATCCTATTTTGAATTCGCCACAGCCAACAGTAACAAGCATCCAATATGTTGTTGGCACTACTCCGGTACTTGATGGCCTTGGTAATTGGGTTCAAGGGTGGCAGATCATGTCCTATTCAGCCGAACAGATTGCAGCGCAACTTGAAGAGAAACGCAAAGCTTCACTTACACAGATCAACAATGACGACAACAGAATTTATGCTGACGTTATAGGCAACAAAACCACTGAGTATTTAGATGCGGCTGTGGAGGCTAAAGCCTATAAAACGGCTGGTTATCCGGCTGGCGTAGATAATGACTACGGTTTAGTCAAGTCTTGGGCAACTGCAAAGCAGTGGACAATGCAACAAGCAGCCGACGATATTCTTACTCAAGAAGCTGCTTGGAAAGGCGCGGCTAAGCTGATTCGTCAATATCGCCTTCAGGCCAAGGAAGATGTGAAACGCGCCACTGCGCTTGCGGAAATTGCGACCGCAATGGCGATCTGGAATGGTTTTGTAAGTTCAATCCGAAATCAATTAGGAGTTGCTTAATGAAAGAATATTCCTATAAAGAGGCTCGTAATAAGATTGCTGATGGCGACCTAGTTGCTGTCCGTGCCGCGCATGGCGTACTTGGCTACCTTACCAAGTTCTTCACGCGCAGCCAATACACTCATACAGGTCTCGCTATTTGGGATGAAGACGGCTTGTATCTTGCTGAATTGAATGGTGGACGAAACCACAAAATTCCAATGTCGCAGCTTGAACATATCGATTTTGATGTCTATGAGAAGCCACACGGCCTGCGCAATATTCGTAGTGCTATTACTAAATGGTTGCGAAAGCCAATTGACTACGGGTACTTGGCCTTCTTTGCAATCGGTTTATTGAATTGGCTGAAGGTAAAAATGTTTGTGCCTTGGAGAAAAATTCTTGTTTGTTCGGGCTGGTGCGTTGCTGTTTATGAAGAAGCTGGATGGCCTCGAAGAAGTCGCGTTATTTCACCGCAAGAACTCACTGAAGAATTAGAGTTAAAACTTCAGGTAAGGGTGTAGCAAACTAAATTCTAAGTTTCTAAAAAGTGCGTGCCATGATTCTATTCATTGCACGCTTTTTTTATTCTTACCTACTCAAATTATGCCATTTCAAAACAACCCTCAATCACCAGAAGCCTTTTCCGCCATCACGTATCTATGGGTTATTGGCCTATCGATGCTAGGCGGCTTTGTGTCGTTTATGCGCAAGATAAAAGATAGGCGCGTTCGTGCTTGGAATGTCGCTGAATTCGCTGGCGAACTCGCTACCTCTGCATTTTCTGGCGTGATGACATTCTACTTGTGCCAATGGTCAGGCTTCTCTGGTGTATTGACTGCTGCTTTGGTTGGTATATCCGGTCACATGGGTAGCCGGGCAATCTACACAATGGAAAAGTTCTTTGAGTCTAAATTCCCATCGGAAGGGACTAAAAATGAAGATCGAAATAAAACGTAATCCCTCATCGGGAAAATGCACCATCGGTAAGCTGTTTATCGATGGTGTTTTTGAGTGCTACACATTGGAAGATGTGGTGCGCGAGAAGAAAATCAAAAACGAGACGGCTATTCCGGTCGGCACGTACAAAGTGATTATCAATATGTCGAATCGTTTTAAGCGATTGTTGCCGCTATTGATTGGCGTTACTGGCTTTGAGGGCGTGCGAATTCATTCTGGAAATTCGGATAAGGACAGCCAAGGGTGTGTATTGGTAGGCCAGTCGGTCGGCATTGATTGTATTTTGAATAGTCGCATTGCATTTGGCAAGCTATTTGCAAAGATGCAGGCCGCTAAAGATATCACCCTCACCATTTCATAGGTAAAGCATGGCTATTCTTACTCAGATTATTCCGGCGAGATACAAATATTTATCTGTCGTTCTGTTGTTGGTAGCTGTCTTCTTGTCCGGCGCAGTGTTTGGCCTGAAAAGCGGCTCAGATGATTTGTCCAATTATTTGCAGAAGCAAAATGAAAAGACCGTCCTTCTCATGAAGGCGCGGCAAGAGGTCATTATCCAGCAAGAAGTTAAATGGCGAGACCGTATTGAAATTCGTTATCTTAAAGGTGAACAAATTGAAAAATCCGTTAAAGACTTTATCACGCCTGTCGCTAATGCTGCTTGCGTCATCAATGATGGTTTCGTGCGCATCCACGATTCCGCCTGGACAAGCACCGATACCGGAGTTGCCGCCAAGTCTGATGAAGAACCCGCCGGAGTTTCGCTTGCTGAAGTCGCAGAAGTCAACGCACACAACGCAAAAGTCGCCTTAGCTTGGAAAGAGATTGCATTAGGGCTAAGAGAGACTTACGAAAAGATACGAAACACGACAGTTAAATAAGGCGCGGCATGTCACCAGTTAGCTTGAACAAATTTACCGGGATATTCCCTCGCACTACTGAGACGCTTTTGCCGCCGAATGCGGCAAGTTTGGCGCGTAATGTGGATTTTACCCGCGAAGAGCTGCGATCCGTCAAAGGTCATTACTTACTTAAAACACTGTCGGAAAATGTTGGCACAGTATTTAGTGAAGATGGCTTGCGCTTTTACACGTGGCCTGGCGATGCGAATGCAGAAATCAGCCCGATTGGTTCTGGCGATGCAAGCGCACGCTTGTACTACACGGCGAATGGCGACTTTCGGGTAACATCACGATCAGGCGCAACGACTAGCGGCGGTCAGCCGGGCAGTAGTTTCCGTGTCGGCGTACCCAAGCCAACAATCGCACCAACGGTAGATATCAACTCAGGCGCTACTTCCGTCGAATTGGAAGGCATTACACCCACAGCGACTTTTCATTACGAATACAAGGGATTGAAGTATCAAGAAAGCCCAATCTCTGTTTCTACGATTACGCCGGGCAAGAAGTACAGCTTCACCGCGCCAGCACGATCCGTCAATGTAAAATCAGGTGCAACACGAGCGGCGCGACTAAAAGAGTTGGAATATGATCCTTATACAACTGAATTAGATGATCCAACACCCGCAGATGCTATTGCGGTTGTTCGCTTAATTTTTACCTCTACGACTGCTGCCGAAGGCGCGGCAACAGGCGAGGTGAGGCTAGATCAATATTCTGCCAATTCATCTTTGGCAAAAACGACCGGGTTAAGTATTGCGATTACAAAGGATGCTAGCAACCCACTTGCGCATACCTTATCCATTGAAGACCAAGCTTCCGCAGAGGATTTAACTACCTGCGCTTACTGTTTTACGTGCGTCAATATCTACAATGAAGAGGGCGCACCTAGCCCGGCTACGGTCGCCACTTTCTCACCGGGATCGAAACGAATCATTGGCACGACTATTCCGACCTTTGGCGAATATGTCCCTCTGAAGGAGATTCGCGTTTATCGCACCGCCAACGGTGGCGCGAGTAATGAATATTTCTTTGATTTTGCCATTCCAGCAATAGGCAAAAGCGGATTAGTTACAGGCGAAGACAAAACCAATGCAGCAGCACTCAACGAGCCATTGAAGAGTAATTTCTATTACCTGCCCATTAGAACCTTGCAAGGCTTGGTTAATGTCGGTAACGGCATCTTTGCGGCGTGGTTCGGCAATGAATTGTGGTTTAGTGATGCCTACAAGCCGTGGTCATGGCCTCCTAGCTACATGAAATCATTTGGCTGGCCTATCGTCGGCGTTGAAGTGCAAGGTTCTGGCGTGCTGGTTACGACCCTTGGGAATCCTTACGCCGTATCAGGCATTACGCCGGATTCTATGACCTCGGACAAGCTGAATGTGGATCAAGCAGGTATTAGTAAGTGGTCAATTGCCAGCGTAGGCGGTCGCATGGTGTACGCCAGCAATGACGGCATTGTTACCGTCAATGGTGGCATAGGCACATTGCAAGATTCAGAGCAGTTCTTTACCCGCGAAGTCTGGCGTGAACGATACAAGCAAGGCTTTTCCACGATGCAATTTGCCGAGTATGACGGTGCATTGCTGGTCTTCTCAAAGATCAACGCATTCACCCCGTTCATGATTCGCTTGGATGAGGCGCGAGGCACGATGACGGAATTGCCTGATTTTATCGCTACTTCTGTCTTTTACTCAGTTGCTACGGATGGCCTTTACTTCACGAGCGGTAGAAGCTTGTACGAGTATGGCGGCGGCGCAGCACTGGCGCTGCAATGGGATTCCAAAGAGTTTCAACTGCCTTCACCGACTGGCTACAGCATCGCGAGGATTAATTGCGACGGTGACTTTGCGATCAAATTCTATGCAAAGGATGAACTAGGCGAGATGGTGCTACGACATACGGAATCTATTCTCAAAGCAGAAAAATCGAGAACGTTTCGCCTACCGTCCGGCTTTAAGTCGGATAGTTGGAAATTTACCGTTTTGGGTACGGGCGCATTCAAGCAATTATTAGTTGCCAATAGTGGCAAGCAACTGGCGGAAATGTAATTATGGCAGTAGTTCAAAGTATTAATTCGTCAGCACTAGAACGCATTGAAGATAGAAACGTGCGCGATGTGCTCAAGCAGATCGTGAGCGGTTGGCAAGTGCGTAACGGTCAAAGTGGAACGGGTGAAAACGCCTTCTTAACTGAGGCCGATCTAAAAAAAGCCTTCCAAAAGCAACCTATTGCGGCGGCGGTCGCTGATGCTATCGCAAATTCGCCACGCAAAGCCTCATCAAGCGCTTACACGCCTATCGGCAAGCTAATTAATCAATTACAGGCTGAAATTTTAGCCGACCCGTTCTTTAATTTCTTAGGTGAGCGCATCAAACTGATTGATACGCCTAAGACTGGCCTGATTGATCAAATGATTGGCCTAAAAGATGGGATTTACAAGCTAGATAAGACCATTAACAATCCGGTAAACGGACTCTACTCTGAATTAAAAGGTGTTGGTCTTCGCGTAGGAGGCTCAACGGTCGGCTATGCTAGTCTGACTGAATTAAAGGCAGATGCAGTCTCGGCTTCTTACGCCTATACAGAGCAAGTACGCGCCCGAATCAATTTAGAAGTTGAGGCTGGCAATGTCGAGGAGCGCAATGTTAGAGTCAATGCTAATAATGCTTTGTCTGAGGCGATTAATACGATTTGGGCGGCGGTGGGCGATGGTACTGCACTTGTACAAAGTGGTACAAGCACGACTACCAATAGAACGAATGCTATTGCTAGTGCATGGCAGCAAGTGCAAGCAACACTCAGAGACCCTGCAACCGGACAAATTCTAACCTCCGTTGCTGGTCGCGCTGAATTTATTACTGCTAACAGTAAAATTGACGGACTATCCGGGCAATACACAGTCAAGCTAGACGCTGGCGGCTATGTTGCTGGCTATGGCCTTGCATCCGGCAAAGATATCAATGGTCGGGCATATTCAAAGATGTACTTCCGCGCCAATACCTTTGCAATTGGTTCGCCCAATGGATCAGTTGACCCCCTTACAGGCGAAGCGGTCGGGGCGCAAATCCCATTTATTGTCAAGACCGAATCTTTCGTAATGAATGGTCGCCAGTATCCGGCTGGTGTCTATATGGATAAGGCGTTTATCATCTTTGCGCAGGCCGATACCTTTGATTTTGGCGTAGGCACGATTGATACTGCCAATATTCGCGATCTGGCAGTGGACACGTTAAAGATTGGGAATAATGCCGTCACGATCCCTAGTTATATCAATGGCTATGGTGGCTCTTCTCATCCTGCCGGATCAATGACGAAGGTAGGCGCTATTTACGTCAACTATAAGTCAGATGTGTCGATTGTGGCGATGGCAACATGGCAAGCCACTTGCGGCGGCGCTGGGACTAATACTCGATTTGAAGTGCGGGTTGCGGGTGTTGGTACTGGCTTTGCGCAATCGAACTCACTAATTGCCAATTACACGATGTCGAATTCTGGCTCAGGTAAATTTAACCTGCCGCCAGGTGGTTATACGATTGAAATATGGATAGGCAATGACTGGAGTGGTGGCGCTTATACGCTCAATCAATGGTCATGCGTCTTGCTTGGGGTAATGCGATGATTTTTTGCTCTTACGATAATCAAGGCCGTGTTTTATTTCACGGCGATGTGCCTGAAAGCATGATTAATCTACAGGTCGGGAATATTTATGCCGGGGAGGTGAATCCCTTCACGCACTACATTGTTAATGGTGAGCCTGCTAGGCGACCGCCAAGCAATGTGCGCATCGGCAATGATAAGACGCTGCAAGGCATTCCCATTGGCGCAGAGATTCATATCAACGATCAAATTTACACGGCGACAGAATCGGTATGCACGATTGACTTTACTTATCCTGGCATTTACCGGATTAAGATCAAATCGTTCCCCTTTCTGGATTTTGAAACGGAAATTATTAAATGAAAATAACGCACACTGAAGATTACAGGGTGCTCCGTGCTAAGGAGTACCCGCCACATTCGGATTATCTCGATGCCGTCTATTGGCGCGAGAATGGCGACGAAACCAAAATGCAGGCTTATTTAGCTGCGTGCAATGCTGTAAAAATCAAATATCCCAAGCCTGAAAACTAAATTCTAAGTTTTTAAAAAAGCAGACATAAAATCAAATCATTACTTGATTGAGGTTTTATGTCTGAATTATCTGTTAATGCATCTAATCCAGAATTCGACTCTGAAATAGACGCATTTCTTCAACTGCCAGCACGTCAAAGATTCGCCAGCATTGTCGCTGACCTAGTTAATGATTTTGGCCTGTCCTGCGAACTGCCCTTGCGACATAGTTTTGTCGATGGCATGTACATGCGCGAGATATTCATTCCAAAAAATACAATCATCGTGGGCGCGGTGCATAAGCATGAGTGCTTTAACGTTTGCTCTCAAGGCGCAATGATCATCCTTGATTCTGATGGCAACACGTTTGAAGTGCAAGCGCCATTTCAGGCCGTATCCCTTCCCGGCATTATGAAGTTAGGCATTGCAACTGAAGATGTTATTTGGACAAATGTATTCAAAGTCGAATCAGACAATGTTGAAGATGTAGAGAAGGAAATTGCTTTCTCTGATATTGAAACGCTCAAACTTATTGATCCAGAACACCAATTTATTACGAAGGAAAAACTATGTCAGTTGGAATCGTTGCTGCTGTTGGCAGCGCAGTAGTTGGAGGTATTTCCTCGAACAACGCTTCAAAAAAAGCGGCAGAAGCAAACCAGAAGGCTATCGATGCCAATGCCTATCAAGGAAAGATAGCGACGGATCAATACGAGGACTATAAGACTACTTATCGACCACTAGAACAGTCGCTTGTTAAAGACGCGCAAAACTACGACACGCCAGCAGCTTACGAAAAAGCCGCAGGCGAAGCGCAATCAACTGTCTCTGAGCAATTGGGCATGGCGCGTGATCGCCTCTCGCGAACACCTGGACTCGATCCATCAAGCGCGGCGGCACAAGCTGCGATGACTGATTTAGACCTGAAGGGCGCAGCGATTGGCGCAACGGCACAAAATGCAGCGCGTACTTCGGTCAAAGATAAAGCCTATGCACGCAAGTTAGATGCGGTTGGTCTTGGTAAGGGCTTGATTGCAGGCGCTACGACCGGGCTAGCTAGCGCAACATCAAACGCTAATGCACTCGCAGCAAATCAGGCACGCCAAGCAAGTGACACGGCTAGCGGTACGGGCGCATTGGTTGCGGGTATCGGCAATGCCATTGGTAAAGCGGATTGGAGTGGCGTAGGTGGCCTATTCGGTGGAAACAACCATACTGTCGCACCGATTACCGCGAATCAATTACCAGCACCACAGGGGATGATTAAACCCTCTGACTTAAATATAACATTGCCAAGTATCGGAGGTTAATCCATGAGTGGATTTTTAGCAGGAGCCGCAGCAGGCTACAGAGGTTACAGTGATGAGACGCGCCGGATTGCTGATGAAGATCGTCGCGTGAAGCAAGATCAACGCATGGATCAAGATGCGGCATTTCAAGAAGAAATGCGAGGCCGTCAGCGCACCGACTGGCAGGATATGGATGCAGAAAAGACCGCTGAAGCAAGCGATCGCGCAGAGATTGCCAAATCCAAAAAAGAAAACAACAGTGATTTACTCTCAAAGATTGCTAGTCCAGTTGCGCCGACAGCGCCAGCAGTGGAAGCAAAAAAAGAGTTTTCATTAGAGCCGAAGCAAGTCTTTAATGAGCAGGGCGTAAGCAGCGAACCTGTTATTCCCGTTGTCAGTGGTTTGACTAGCAAAGCAGCGACACAAAAGCCTATTGCGCTCAATCAGAAAATTGACCTAGCGAACTCTGCACCTGTTCAATCTCAAAACGTTGCAAGCCAAGAAGTGCCTGAAGTTGGCGGCATGATGCCAAAGCCACGCAATTTCAATACTGCACTCGATGACAATCTTGAAGTGCTATCTAGAAAACTGAATCGCGGCAAAGTGTCGGCTCAGGAATACGCCAATACCGTGAAGATGGTCAATGCCGTCAAGACGGAAGGTGTGCATGATGCATTGAACTTGATGAGTCAAGGCGATTACGCTGCTGCTGTTGATAAATTCAATTCTGTCGGTATGCGCCGTGGTGCGAAACTTCTATCTGGTCAAGAAGGTGTCACTACAATCAATGGCGTACAAACACCTACGCATTATGTAAAACTGCGTAATGCAGATGGCTCAGTCACGGAAATTGACGTTGCAAAAGCGCGTTACCAGTTGCTTGATATTGATAAGCAAATGGGGCATCAAGACAAGGCCGCGAATACGCAGATGAATGCGGAATATCACAAAGGTCAACTTGGTATTGCGCAGCAGAACGCCAATACGCAAGAGCAATATCGAAAAGACCAGGCTGAAAATATGCGCATGCAAAGAGATTTGCAATTAAAGGCAATGCGATCTGCGCAGGCTCCAGTCGTGAAAGGCAACAACTTTGCAGAAGGCTTCGATACTGAGAAAAGTTACGATACCGTTCTCAAGGGCATCATGGAGGCAAATAACAATGCAGCCGTGAGCGGAAACAAGGACTACGTTCCAAAAACTGCTAATCAGATGGCTATTGAGGCGGCGCAGGCTACCAATAAGGCATTTCAGCAGCATATTTCAAACAATCAAGAGCGCTTCATTAGAAATTCTGTTCAAGCGGCGGTTCCTGATGTGAAGTCGGGGAAAATCGATTTTAACCAATGGGCAGTTGCTGCAAAACAAGCTGGATTTTCGGATGCGGAAATCAATGGCCTCAATCCGAACCCTCAGCCAGTTGCAAAGCCGCAACCACAAGCAGGCAAGGTCATACCTGAAGTCGGCGGACTCAAGCAAGGCTCAACTCAGGCCGTTGCACCTAATGGGATTGACTTGCGAAGCGATCCTGTTCTTTCCACTCTCAATAGTCAACTTAAGGGTATGAACATGAATGACCCTGCCAATACTGAAAAAATTATGGCGTTGGGAAAAGCGAAAAATGACAGACTCGGACAACTCCAAGAGAAGTACGGTCGATTAACGCAATTGATTACAGAATAATTAGGAATCAAACTAAATATGTCCACAAGAAAACAGAATACAAGACCGCCAACAACGGTAGAGAATTTCCAAGCCGCCTTGAATATGGTTCAAAGTGGCTGGAAGCCACTAGCGCCCGAAGTTCAAGAGCCAAGTGCTCCAGTTGAAAATAAAAATCAGCCGGGCATTATTGGCGATGCAGGCCGGGCAGTGATGGGTGGTCTCGCTGGCCTTGTTAAAACTGGTGGCGATCTTTACGGCCTTGCTTCCGGTAACATGGATAACTTTGTTAGCAATCTTGGCGATGAAGGTCAGAAGTATTGGGAGACTGGTCAAAGTGACGAGTTAAAGAAGAGAAAAGAAGCGCGTAAGGCGGCAATTGATTCTTCTGATGGCATTGTCAGCAAAGCTGGTGCGGCACTATGGGAGACCATATCCGACCCTCGCTTGGCGATAGATACAGTTGCAAGTAATGCCGCATCCTTAGTGCCGGGCGCTGCTGTTGGTCGGGTTGCATCTACCGCCAAGTATGCTAGTGGGCTTCGAGCTGGCCTTACCACCAAGGAAGCGGCGACTGTTGCAGGTACTGTCGGCACACTTGCCGCAAAGGGTACTGGTGCTGTGCAACAAGGAGCAGATGTATCGAGTAACACTTATCAGGCATCAATGGCAAAGTCTGATGCGCAGTGGAATGAGAACCCTGATTTTGTCGCGCTAGCAAGTGAACAGCTTGCGAGTAACGGCGGCGATATGGCGGCTGCACGTCAACACGCCAAAGAAGCGCTATCGCTCAGTGCGGCGCGTGCTGCATTTATTCCCGCTGCCGCTATTTCTGTTGCTGCTAACTCTTTGCCTGGCGCTGATACGATTGAGCGCACCTTAGTTGGTAAAGCTGCACGCGATACAATCAGAGAAGGTGCAAAGTATGGCGTACCGAAAGCGATTATTAAAGGCGGTCTAGGTGAGGCGCTTGGCGAGACCATCGAAGAGGGCGGCGGTCAATTCACTAATAACGTTGCCAAGCAACGCTATGTCGATCCAAATCAAGATTTAAGTCAAGATGTTGGTGAGAATGCAGGTATGGGCGCGGCGGGTGGCCTGCTGATGGGCGGTGGTCATGGTGTCTTTCATCGTGAAAATCCTACTACTCAATTAAAGCCTCAGACTGAAGTAAAACCTCAGTTGCTGCCGGAAACAGGCAGTCTTTCTAAGGCGGCGAATGCAGGTATCACGGCGCAGGCCGATAAGATCAACCAAGAGCGCACGCAATTTGCAGGACTTGACCCACTAATTCAGGCTGCTAACGGCGAGAATCCTTCCCTTGTTCGAGAATTGCAGCAAAAGGCCGCAATAGATGAAATAAATAATCCACGTGAAAATGATGGATCGCCAAGAAATTTCAATGAGCTATTTGCGCAGAATTCAGCAGCAAATGCTCAAGAGCGTCAAGAGCAATCGGCGCTGTATCAAAGCATTGCCGATGATAATCAAATAGCGTGGTCTGAGCGGTCAAAGCCAATGCCTATCGAGCAGGCGCAATACCTCAATGATGAGGCGAATAAGCGCGGTAAAGATACGATGCTTGTACCTCACTTGTCCGGTGAAGGCTATACGATCATTCCTTCCAAGTGGCTATCTGCTGCTGATCAAGCGCAATTTACATCATTGCAGCAGTATGAGCGCACTGCGCCAGTTGCGGCAGAAGCACCTAGTTTAGCGGCGCAGCCAGAAGCATTACCTGAAAGTGATGCTATTCAAAGCAATGAACGCATGGCGATTGATATTGCCGATACAGATGCGCGTGTTCGTGCCAGTGATGAAAAAGCGGTGAGTGATCGTAGAAATGCGCTTCTCGATCAAATTCTATCGAGCGTGGAATCTGTCGGAAAGTCGCCTGCACGTTTAGCAGACTTGTACAAAAAAGCATTGTCTGAGCAAGGTTACATTAACGCCAATGTCAATGATGATGAGTTTAGTCGCATCAAGCGCTTTACTGATGTTGCCGCAAGCACGGTAAGCGATGAAGTTATCAATCCTGATGAAAGTAACTTGCAGGGGCAAGCTGCGTCTAGCAACTTGTCAGAATTGATCCCTGAGAAGAAACAAGGCTCATCGCAGTCGGATGCCAAAGTAGTGCCTCAATTGCCGCCTGAATTAATGCCATTAGCGCACAAATCAAAGAACGCTACTGAATTCTTTAAGGCGCTCAATGCTGCAAAGATTCCAGTGGGCAGTCGTGCGCCGTTGATGGCTGCATTTAAGGCGCTCAAGAATAGCCCATTTTTGGCAGAAGAAAATACGATTGATAGCCGCATGACATCGCCGTATAATGAGTCTCCCGAGTTAAAAAATGAGACTTTAAATGATAAATTTCCAGAAAATAATAGACAACAAAAAACTATCGGACAAGGAAAAAATAGAACAGATTCAGTTGCAGATAGACATGAGAAGGCTAAAGTCAACATACTTCTCAATGAAAACCAGATGCACGAACAAGAACGACCACGCCTATCCCGATTACGGCGGGAGGGGGATAAAGGTGTGCCAGCGGTGGATGGAGAGTTTCGAGGCGTTCAAGCAAGACATGGGGATGAAGCCAACTCGATTGCACAGCCTGGAGCGCAAGGACAACAACGGAATGTACTCGCCGGAAAATTGCATTTGGGCGACAAAAGAAGATCAGATGAGGAACAGAAGAGTAACTCGAATGATAGCGTTTCAAGGCCGAGAGTTGACGATATCAGAGTGGGCGCGGGAGGTCGGGATATCAATAGAAGCCCTGAGCGAAAGAATGGAAAAATTTCCGATGGAGAAAGCACTACAGAAAGGGAAGTTAAGGGCGACCAACGCTCGAAAGGTGGTTTGCAACTCGGAAGAGGTCTATCTAGCGGACTTGGCGCGGAAGGCAGGAGTGCCGATCAAGACAGTTCATTCAAGAATGAGCGGCGGAATGAGTCTAGAGAGAGCCTTGCAGCAGAATCTGATAAAGAAGAATCAGAAATATATAACACTGAACGGAGTAACTCAAACGCAAGCTCAGTGGGCGAAATCGGTTGGAATGAGGGTAAAGACTCTATCGGCGCGACTAAAAATGGGATGGGACTTTCAAAAGGCGGTATCGACACCAGTGGATTCCCTACGCCGGAGGAAATCAGCAAGGTAACTGATAAGCAGAAGGAAGCAGGCAACTATAAGAAAGGCCACGTTAAATTACATGGTCTTGATATCGCAATTGAAAATCCACAAGGCTCCGTGCGGTCTGGAAAAGACAAGGACGGCACAGCATGGGAAAACACTCTTCCACACCACTATGGCTACATTAAAGGCACTGTCGGCGCTGACAAAGATCATATTGATACCTTCATTGGAAATGAGGTTGACAGTAATAAGGTCTTTGTCGTTGACCAGATTCACCCGGATTCCGGCAAATTCGATGAACATAAAGTCATGCTTGGCTTTAACTCGCTGGAAGAGGCAAAGGCCGCTTATCAAGCAAGTTATGCGAAGGACTGGCAAGGCGGCAAAAACATCACTGAAACCACGGTCGAGGGTTTTAAAGACTGGCTAAGTAAAGGTAAAACTAAGAAGCCTTACGCGCCAATCGAGTCGCGAGAAGTTAGTTCTCCGAATCCTGAAATAGTCCCGCCCGGCCTTGCAAAAGCACGTGAGCTAAAGGCTAAGCGCGAAGCGGCAAAAGAGCAACAAGCCGACTATTCTGGTAAATGGTTTGGAAGCCAAGAGAAGGCCGACAAGTTCATTGCAGATAAAGGCATTAGTGATACGCATGAGGTCGTGAAAAATGATCGTAGGTTTGAGATTAAGGTTAAGCGTGAATCGGGCATTGCGGAGCCAGTAAGTCAAAGTATCCACCCGCAACTTGATTCTGCTATTCAAGATGCTTTAAAGGCGGGTGTTTCACAAGAGAAAATAAACTCTATCATTAAGGATACTAAGTATTCTGGTGACGGCAATGGCAAAGATTACATTTTCAAGATTGCATTCCAAATCAAGAAAGCGGAATACGAAGAGCGTGAGCGGCGCGGTACATTGGATGAAATTCAAGGTGATGAGAAGCCAGCTCAAAAAACCGAATCTGAGCCAGTGCCAGAGAAAAGCGACGATGCACCGCAACCCTTAAAGTCGAATGAGTATGATCAACAGGAATCCGCGCCACAAGATATCCCTCGCCAACTATCAGATATCAACGTCAAGGCCACTGTTTATGATGCCGAAACAGGGGAGGCTAGTATGCAAGATATGCCAGCCGACCAAGCATTGAAGAAAGTCGATGATCGCATTGAGACATTGAAATCATTGCTGAAGTGCATGGGCGGTTGACATCCTCCCCGTCCTCAGCCTACGGCTGCCGCTAGCGCGGAAAGGACGGGGATTCCTACGGTGCTGCGCGATGATTTGCGAGTCACTTCGGCGGGTTCCTGCTTCATCGAGTGGCCTGATTGCGCCGACTCTCCACAGGCTAACAAGCGGTATCCCCGCTCTAAAATATTGATCGCGCCGACCACATCAGCGTGATTTTCGTAGCTACAATCGACACACAAGAATTTTGCTTGTGTTTGCCGATTGTCTTTCGATACATGGCCGCAGGCTGGGCACGTCTGGCTTGTGCGGTGCGGCGGAACGGCCAGCAACATGCCGCCGTGCCACTGCACCTTATACGCAAGTTGCCGCCGGAATTCGCCCCATCCTTGATCGAGAATGGATCGGTTTAAGCCAGATTTTTGAGCTACTTTTTTGCCGTGCTGTTCACTAGTGCCCTTGGAAGACCTGGACATATTCCGTACCTGCAAATCCTCAATGCATACGAGCGCGTGGTTTTGGCTGATCGTTGTTGTGGTCTTGTGCAGGAAATCTTTGCGAGCATTCGCGATGTCGGTGTGAATCTTCTGGACTTTGGCTTTCGCCTTTTTCCAGTTACTACTGAATTTGACCTTGCGGCTCATGCGCCGTTGGTAACGTGCAAGGCGTTGCTGGTGTTTCTTGAAGCTGTTGAGTGGCGCGATATAACTCTCATCGCTCATGGTGGCAAACCGCACAATGCCGACATCGATGCCAATAGCGCTTGTTGCCGTGGGCAATGGCTGTTCAACTTCGCGCTGCGTCTGGATCGAGGCGAACCACTTGCCACCTGATTGACTCACTGTCACATTGCGCACTTCGCCCAATACATCACGGCTGTTGCGGTAGCGTATCCAGCCAAGTTTCGGCAGGAAAATACGGTTGTTGCCCTGGTCAAGCTTGATCTGTTTCGGGTCAGGGTAGCGGAAAGCATCGCCACTGCCTTTTTTCTTGAAGCGCGGGAAGTCGGCGCGTTTAGCAAAGAAATTTGTGTAGGCTTTGTCCAAATTCTTCAAAGCATGTTGCAGTGCTTGAGAGGGTGTTTCTTTAAGCCATTCTGTTCGAGCTTCACGTTTCCAGATTGGCAGATTTGCCGCCATTGACACGTAACCGATGTACTTGTTTCCAGTTTCGTGATTTCCTTTTTGTAATGCTAAAGCCTTGTTATAGACGAACCGACACGAGCCAGCGAAACGGCGCATATCGCGCTGCTGTTCGCTGTCTGGCATCAGTTCGTATTTAAAGGCTTCAAGCATCTTCATACTGTAATTATATACAGCATTCGAAATTGTGCAAACATCAATGCAAGGAAGGCTTCGCCTTCCGCGCTTACATCCCCGCCATGAACGACGAGGTTTTACGCGCAAATCGGATAAAGCCCTAAAACTAAAATCTAAGTTATTGCCGGAGTAGCCCTACAATTTTTTGTAAGGCTACTCCGGCATTTTTTTTGCCTAGTAAAAACCAACAAGACATAGGAAACAACAATGAATACACCAGCAATTTGCCTAACCAAACATGATCTTGGTGATGCACGTAAAGCATTTGATGCGAAAGTCGCTGAAGTAAAGCGTATTGATGAAAGTAATGCTAAAGATTCGCATATCACTGCGGCGAGAATCATGCTTGAGGCGGCTATTGCTGAACGTGGCGCTATTATTGCCTCAATTAATGACCAGGCTAAAAGCGGTCAATTCAATGTGGATTGGGGAACGTTTAGCAACGCCATAGGGAAAATGGAGGATCGCACGCCATTTTCCAATATTGACGAACAACAAAATTCAAACAATAATGAATCATTAACTGCGAATGAAGGTAATTATGAGCGAACAGAATCTAAGGCCACTGGCACATCTGGCGATACAGCATTGGGCGGAGCATCTACCGGAAATGACGCGCCGACTGAAAGCCGAGGGAAAACTGGAATCAACAGCACTCGAAGCGGCGAAAAAGACACTGGACGAGCAGGCGACACTAATAAATCAAGGAATTCCAGCGGAAAGCGCGTGGGAAATGGTTCGGGAGACTTATTTGCTGATGCCGGAGGAACCGGGAGCGACACCGGAAGCGGAACCATCACCACAATTCCGCAACGCACAGGCAACGCAAAGGATGCTCAACGCGATGTTGCGGGAGTTGTAGGAGCCGTTGATTATCGAATCACTGATTTAACCAAGCTTGGCGAGGGCGGTCAACGCGCAAAGTACAATGATAATGTCGCTGCAATCCGTTTAATGCGCGAATTGCAAGAGTCGGGCAGAACAGCTACACCAGATGAGCAGCACATTCTAGCCCGTTACGTGGGGTGGGGTGGTATCCCGCAAGCATTCGATGCTGATAATAAAGATTGGTCGAAGCAATACGCAGAACTCAATGAATTGCTTTCGCCAGACGAGCGTGAAGCGGCGATTGAATCGACACAGTACGCACATTACACATCGCAAGGTATCATTGACGGCATTTATTCTGCGCTCAAGCACTTAGGCTTTTCCGGTGGTCGCATCTTGGAGCCGGGTTCAGGGGTTGGTAACTTTATTGGCCTGATGCCTGATTCTATTCGCAATCAATCCCGCTTTACTGGTGTGGAGCGCGAAAAAATAGCAGGCGGCATCGCTAAGCTGCTCTACCCAAAACAAAACATTCAACAGCAAGATTTTACCTATTTCAATGCCAATGATGAGCATTTTGATGCGGTAATTGGCAATCCTCCTTTCGCTGCGACTGGCCTAACAGATATGACAGGCCGTAAGCACTTGTCTGGCCTCAGTGTTCATAACTACTTCTTTGCAAAATCAGTCGATATGCTACGCGAGAATGGCGTATTGGCGATGGTTGTCACAAGTTCGTTTATGGATGCCAAGAAGGATCGCGCACGCTCTTACATTGCAGAACGAGCTACATTACTTGGCGCAATACGCTTGCCAAATAGCGCCTTTATGGGCAATGCGGGTACTGATGTCACTACTGATATCATTTTCCTGAAGAAGCGCCCTGAAAGTGAATGGGGATCAAAAGCAGCTAAGGAAGATGCAAAGCGCTGGCTAGAGTTGGCTACCGTCCCTGATCCATTGGGCGGCGCGGAAATACCAGTAAATCAATACTTTGTGAATAATCCCGGCATGATGCTTGGTCGCATGGAGCGAGTAGGCGGAAGATATCGCGAAGATATGCCCGGCCTTGTTGCGCCTAAAGATATTGATGTCAAAGCAGAGTTGGAAAGTCGAATCAAAAACTTGCCAGAGAATGTGTATGTATCTGCTGCGCAAGCAAAAACAGCGGCGATGACTGATGCTGCTATTCATGCAATGGATAATATTGATGCGGCAGTTGGTGGCTACTTCACGCGAGACGGCGTGCTTTATCAGCGCATGCAAGATATCGCAGGCGAACAGATGGCAACAGCGATTACGCCGGATACGAAGTGGACTGAAAAAACGGTCTTAGGCGACAAAAAATACAAAAAACTCTTCGCAGCTTCTGAAATTCGTCGCACCTTGAGGCAGTTAATTAGTGCGGAATCAAAAAATGATCCCGTTATGTCAGATTTGCGCGAAAAGCTTGGGAAGCAATACGATGCTTTCGTAAAAGAGCATGGCTACTTTAATGATCGCGCATCAATCCAGTTGCTTGCGGATGATCCTGATTATCCATTGCTGATGTCACTGGAAAATTCCTATGATCCCGGCATCACTGATACGGCGGCAAAGAAACAAGGCATCAAGTCAGTTAAGCCGAGCGCTAAGAAGTCAGCTATTTTTACTAAGAGTATTCTTGGCTTCCGCGAAGCCATTACTAAGGCCGATTCGCCAGTCGATGCCTTAATGATTTCAATTGCTGAGCGTGGTCGTATTGACCCTCAGTTTATTGGTGAATTGTTAGGCCGGGACGGTAGCAGCGCACTCGAAGAACTCACGAAAGGTGAAAGTCCTGAGCTGTTCATTGATCCTGCTGGCAATGGCTATGTTTTAAAAGATGAATACTTGTCCGGCAACGTTCGCAAGAAGCTGGCGCAGGCTAAGTATGCCGGGCTGGATCACAATGCACGTGCGCTTGAGTCGGTATTGCCTACCGATATTCCTAGTCATGAGATTCAAGGTAAATTAGGTGCGCCGTGGATTCCAACTAGCACGTATGAAGACTTTGCGCGTCACTTGTTGGGCGATGAAGCGCAAGCCTCTGTCTCTTACGTTAAAGCATTAAATGTCTTTAATGTTGACGTGCATGGCGGCTCTGATGTTGCTAATACAAATACCTATGGTACGCCAAAGAAGTCAGCCAAGGAAATTTTATCTTCCCTGCTAAACAACAAGGAAATTAAGGTCGGCTTTACAGATAACGAAGGTAAATGGCACTTATTAAAAACTGAGACCGATGAGGCGCTTGATAAGGCTGTACTTATTCGTGAGAAGTTTAATGATTGGCTCATGGCTGATCCAGATCGCTCAGAAGCATTGACTCGCGAATACAACGACAAAATGAATAACTATGTCGTGCGTAAGTTTGACGGAACTATTTTAAGTTTTCCAGGCAAAGTATCTGATTTGGTCATTAAATTCCGCCGCCATCAACGCAATGCCATTTCGCGAATTATTCAAGACGGTCGCTCATTATTAGATCACGTGGTTGGTGCTGGTAAGACCTTTACGGTTATTGGCGCAGCAATGGAGTTAAAGCGCACTGGCCTTGCTAAAAAGTCGATGATTGCCGTCCCAAACCATCTTGTAAAGCAATGGGCAACTGATTTTTATAAGCTTTATCCCGGTGCTAACATACTCACGGCGACAAAGAAAGACTTCGAAAAGAAAAATCGTCGCAAGTTCCTTGCAAAAATAGCTACTGGCGATTGGGATGCAGTGATTATTGCGCATTCATCCTTTGGCTTTATTAGCCCTGATCCAGTTTTTGAAGAAAAATTCAATAACGAGCGAATCAAAGAGGTCATGAGCGCCATTAAGGAAATGGGTGATCCTAAAAAAGCAGACCAACAATCAAAGCGCACCATTAAACAATTAGCGAAGATGAAGGAAAATCTTGAGCAAAAGATCAAGAGCCTTCGCGATAAGCCGATGGATGACTTGCTTGATTTGGGGCAATTGGGTGTCGATCAGCTTTTCGTGGACGAAGCCCATATGTTCAAAAATCTGATGTTCACCACAAAAATGCAAAATGTTCGTGGCCTTGGGCAGCCGGAAGGGTCGCAACGCGCTTACGATATGTTCATTAAGACGCGCCAAATCACGGAGGCCAATGGTGGTACTCGCGGCATCGTTTTTGCCACTGGTACGCCTGTATCTAATTCACTCGCGGAGATGTATCACATGATGCGTTACCTCATGCCTGAGTCATTAGCAGATATGGGGCATGCAACGTTTGACGCTTGGGCGAATACCTTTGCTGATGTTGAGCAAGTATGGATGCAAGCAATGTCGGGTGATGGCTATAAATCGACTAATCGTATGACGAAATTTGTTAATACGCCTGATTTGCTAAAAGCATTTAATCAAGTTGCCGATACGGTCACGATGGACGATATCAAGGCCGCATATAGCGAAGAAAATAACGGCAAAGAATTCCCGATACCGCGCCTTAAAGGTGGTCGCCGCACACCTGTATCACTGATCCGTACAAAAGAGCAAACTGAGTACATGGAGCAGATTGCGGAACGCGCCAAAAAGCTTGAGCAGAATAAAGGAAAACCAGAAAAAGGACAGGATAACATGCTGTCGATCTTAGGCGATGCGCGTAAAGCGGCAATGGATATTCGCCTAGTCAATCCGGCAATTACGCAGCGCGATCCACAAAGTCGCATTGCGATTGTTGCGCAGAATGTTTTTGATACCTATAAGCAATTTAACGATGTACTTGGTACGCAGTTGATTTTCTCCGACATGGGTACGCCTAAAAAGACGGCTGCAAAGGAGTTGGAAGAGTACAACGAATTAATGGCGAAAATTGCGCCAATGAATGATGAAGACGTTCAGGCAAGTGCGAACTTGGGCGATGAAGACGCTATTGACTTGATCGAAAAAGCGGAAGAAGCCCAAGCAAAAATGGACTCCTACGGCAAGGATTGGCTTGATGGCATTAAGTCGGCCTTGAATGGCTTTTCAATCTACGATGACACTAAGGCGGCATTGATTGAATTGGGCATTCCAGAAGGTGAGATTGCCTTTATTCATGACTACAATACCGATGAACAGAAGGCGGCTTTATTCCGGGCTGTCAATGATGGCAAAATTCGCGTCTTGATGGGATCAACGCCAAAAATGGGCGCAGGTACAAACGTACAAGAGCGCTTGGTTGAAGAGCACCATATGGATGTGCCTTGGAAGCCTTCTGATATTGAGCAACGTGAAGGCCGTATTGTGCGTCAAGGGAACAAGCTGCTTGAGATTATCGGTAAGGACTTTGAGGTATCCATTAAAGCCTACGCAACGCAAGATACCTTAGATTTGTTCATGTGGCAGGTTCAAGAGAAGAAGCTTGCCATGATCAATCAATTGCGCACTGGTGAAGTCGGTCGCGAAATGGATGATGCTTTTGAAGAATTGCAAATGTCTGCGGGTGAAATGCAGGCCGCTGCAACGTCTAACCCGTATTTACTGGAAGAAATTCAGTTAAAAGATAAGGTCAAGAAGCTTGAGCGCAAAAAGAAGAGTTTTGAAGGTCAGCGCAATGACTTAATCAACCGCAACCGCAATGCGCAAGCGATGGTCAATCGCATTCCAGGTGAACTCGCTATCGCGAAGCAGATATTGCCATTTGATCGCGCCTATGCAGATTTGCTAGAAAGTCGCCCATTTAGCATGACGATTAACGGCGAAGTATTCACCGATGAAAGCACTGCTGCCGAAAAACTGCGCGAACTAACTACTGTTGAGGAAACGGAAGAAGAAAAGGCCGCGAATGCTGCTTTTGATGCTGCTGGTGTAGAGCGTCAAAGTCGAAAGAAGATTGATCCTGTTGATATCAATGGTCGCTCATACAAGAGTAAAACGGCTGTCGCTGAAGCTTTCCGCTTTATTGTGGGTGACGCGACTAAAATTACCTTTACACGCGATGGTGAGACGGCTATTCGACGTGCGGATATCGAAAAAATAATCCGCGAAGATGTGTTGAATGCTGCGCAAACAGATGACACGGTGTATGTAGGTAATTTAGGGGATTTTGAATTCTCTGTCACTGGCGATCATGCAAAGACTGGTGAAGTGAGGCTTATTGTTACAGGTAAAGTCGGCGGCGTTGATTTGCCGTTCAATATGGAAACCAAAGCCTACGCAGATAGCACAGAGGCTGCAAATGCTGGTGTTCGTGAGGCTATTGACCTAATGACGCGCCAAGTAGGTCGCATGGACAATACGATCTACTACCTTGAGTCTGACTTAAGTAAAGCACAGAAAACACTTGAGGAATTAAAGAAAACAAGTGTCGAAGATAAATGGGATGGTGATGCTGAGCTAGTCAAAGCGCGAGAAGATCACAGGGCGGTTCTTAAAAAGATCAATGAAGCCGGAACTGAAATAGCCAAGACAAATAAGTTCTTAAATCCACTACAAAAAGCGGATGGCTCATTCGTGCGTCAATCGCCAGTTCTATTCTCGCAAACGGACGTTGCTGTATCACCAGAAAGCCAGCTTTCTGAAGAAGCCCTTTATGCTATCGCTGAATCTGCGCTTTCTGGCTTGGAAAACGCGCCGCCTATTGTCGTCCTCGATAGCTCTAAGTTGATCGAAAGTCGGGCGGTTGGGGTCAAATCTATACCAATGAGTAGCGGGGCGATGCATGACGGTACGATCTACTTGTTCCGTGATGGTATCCGAGACAGCACATTTGCACTCACTACGATCTGGCATGAGCTTTTCCATTATGGACTCCGTAAGTTGATGACACCAGAAATGTATATTTCTAATTTGAATAAATTATACAACTCTGATGAAAATATAAAAAGACTTGCTGATTACTGGAAGACCACTGAAGACGCATCATTGCGCCAAAAAGAAGGCATCACCGTTACAGATATGCACCTGATATCTATCGAAGAAGCGCTTGCAATGACTGCTGAAAACGTCGAGATTGATGGTGATAACTATGTTGGCGTTAAGTACAAGTCAACATCGGTGCGCAAGCTGCTGACTTGGATGGCTGATGTTGCTAAATCATTGCGATTAAACAGTATCGCCCAGGCATTGCGAACCATGACGCTCAGTGATGGCGAGAAGTTTGTTAAATCCATTTTTAAGAAAATGGAAGATGGTACGACGATGAGCCAGCAATCAATGGCTGATTTTGATCCTAAGAGCATCAACTATAGCTCGGCTGATAACAATCCAGATACGGGAAAAACTAATAACGCCGAAGTTCGTTACAAAGCACCTTCCACGTTTCAATACTTCGAGCCAAACAAATTTTGGGCGGTCGAAGACCTTCAGAAGCATGTTGATGGCATTACGAAGAATTGGGAGAATAAGCCACGAATTCGCGTAGTTGAGTTTGCATCTGAATTGCCGTTCGAAGCTAAAGCATCTGCTCAGGGCGTTTATTACGATGGCAATGTGTATCTGGTAGCGGATAACATTCGAAGTGAAGAACAAGCGCAATTTGTCCTAATGCATGAGGTACTTGGTCATGCTGGATTGCGCGGTTTGTTTGGCAGTCGATTGAATGGTAAGTTGATTGCATTGGCAGCTAATAATAAAGCGCTTTCAAAGGCTGCGGCGCAATGGCGCAATGAAAATAGATCGCAATCAAAAGGCATTGCTGAATCTGATTTTTTCGCACTGTCCATTGAGGAAGTCTTGGCGGATATGGCGGGATCAGATATAAAAATGAGTGGTTTTGATACCTTTATTGCCGCACTGCAAAAAGCTTTACGCGCAATAAATTTAAGTCCTATTGCGAATTGGCTTGAAGGCAGGACACATGCCGAAGTGATTAGCATGCTATCGAAAGCCAAACGACATATCGAACAGGGAAGCACTGACCAGACAATTCGCGCAGCATTTGCGCCTGCATATTCAATCGATCCTAATCAAATCACTGCGGAAGATGCTTTAGCAGAAATTGCGTCAATGGATGAAGCTTTCCGCTTCAAAGCATCCGAAGGCAAGACAATGGAATCGATTGTTGCAGATATTGATCCGACAATCAAAGTCAGAAAAATTACCAGCATTCCCGGCGAAACGCGCTACGAATTGATTTTGCCTGATGAAACAATGGCGAGAATCATGGTTCGCCCTTTCAATAAGTACGGCAATAGCATCTATGGCTTTGACATGGATGAAAATAATGAAATGACGAACCAAGTCACTGAGCGTCCCGGCAAAAACGCCGAAGAAGCTTATGGCAGAGATGATGTGTGGATCGATGTTTCATTGCTCAATGAAGGTGGTGGCTTTGGTGCAAAGATTTATCATATTGCGGCTAACTACGCGCACAACACTGGCAAGGTGTTTATTGGTGATCCGGCTGGCGTAACGCATGCCGCTTTGTTGCGCCGTCCTGAGCAAATGCTATCTAGCGCTCTGAAATTTGGCACAACTGAGCACCTAGCGCCGCATCCGGCTCAAATTCGCGGCAACGCCAAGAACGGCATTGCGCCTTTAGATTGGGTCTATGGTGATGATGTTGGCAATATTCAAAAGCTTATTGACTTAACGATCAAGAATATCGACAATGTGGGAGGTATTGGGGGAATTGAATATGAC